ATATTTAGAAATTTTATCTTTCCATATTGTTTTTATATAGGGTTTTTTAGTGACAACATCAATGCTAGGAACTGTCACTAAATTATCTTTTTCAAAACAATCTAATTTATTAACAGTTTCTAACATTGTTAATTTTGTTTAGTACTAGATAATAAATATCTTTTCTTTAAGTTATTATGTTTATTTAATTTATTTAATTTTTGTATTTATTTGGTTTACTTCCAAGACTATTATAGCTAACAAATTCTTTTCGGAAGATATCTTCTTTATTTAAAAGTTTAGAAGCTTTTACAAAGTAAAATATTTATATTTTACTTTGTTTATACTTGTTTTAATATGATTAAAAATCCAATTTTAGATTTCCATAGTATTTTTAATCAACTGTTATAATCCCAGATGAAAAATAATAATTGGTTAGTATATCTTTAGTTGGTTTTAATTATTTAGAACATTCTGATCCTGAACAAAAATTTTCAGGTACTACATCGCCTTTTTTAATACCAAAGTCAGAAAATTTGTTTGACAATGCATTAACAGTTGTTGAATTAAGATGTCCATGTTTTCTGCATTTAAAATCTACATTTGAACTACCGCCATTTTTAACAAATTGTTCTAATGTTGTTAAAACTACGAAATTGGTATTTAATTTTTTTAAAAAATTTTTATATTTTACACTATTAGTTTTAGGATGATCGATATCGTTACATTTAACGCAAAAACTAGAAGGTGCCTCCTCTGCTTCTACCTTATGCATGTTTTCAGCAAATTGTTTTTTAGAAATTGTTATTGCATGATTTCTTAAAACACACCTGTAATTAAGTTTAGATTTCCAATCCGTAACATTATTATCATAATCTTCTTCACTCATGAAAATAAAATTATTGCCCTCTTCTAAGAAAGATTTATACTGTTCGTATGAATTTGTCATTTTAATAAATAATTAAAAAATTTTTTATTAAATCAATTTTTTTTAATTTAATTTATTTTCATTAAATGTTGTTAATGAAAATAAATTATTTCATATATAGATTAATTATTTGTGTATGGATGTGTTGTTTTTATATGACGTGTAAGACTATCTTTAAGAGTACATATATACTCACATTTACTACACTTATGTTCTTCACCTTTATGAATTTCTCTTGATACTTGTTTACAATCTTTTGTGCAATCTTTGCAGTATGACTGTTTGCCATCAATGGTATCTGCTTTATTATGAAAATTATCAACAGGGTATATTTGGTTACATTTCTTACATTCTTTTTCAGAAATATTGATTTTTTTATTATCTGCATAACTTTTACTTTTTTTTTGTTTACATAGTTTACAATAACAAGACATACCATCTTTTCTTTGTTTATCTTTACCGAATTCAGAATATTCCTTTTCTTTTTCACACATAGGGCATATTTTCAAAGGAACATCTTCATCAGAATCTTCTGTTCCGCTTGCATTATGTGGTTCATCATTATCTATGATTTCGTTATCAGTCTTAATCCCATTATCAGTCTCTGTAATTTCATTTTCGTCAATAATATTATCGTCGTAAATATTGTCTAAATTATTTTTATAATCTTGATGTTTAATTGCTTGGCATGGTTTACAATAACATACTAACCCATCTTGTCTATTTGCATCTTTAACAAATTCTGTTCTCTCCTTTTCTTCTTTACACCTGGAACATTTCTTTAATGTTGATGATACATTTTCTATATATCGTTGAGTATTAACAGGTATAAAAATTTTTTTTTCATTAGTATTAACAATATCAGAATTGTCATTTATATCCGTATCAACATCATCCGTATCAACATTATCACTATCAATATCTTTACGATTCATTAGATGACCATATCGTTCAACCATATCTTCAACTTCTGTGTATTCAGCATTTAATGTTTTTAACATTGTACGAACAGATTCAATTATTTCAGACTTAGAAACACCTTTTATCCATTCTTTTGATAAGTCTACTTTATTTTTTTCATATTTAATCTTTATAAATTCTTCGATGAATTTAGCCTTTGGTGAATAACATGCATATAAAAGTTGATTATTTATTGGCCATGCTGTTGCATAATAAATTGCTCTCTCTCCTAAATAAGATGAATAACCAACCTTAAACATATCATCTATTAAAGGATTTTTCATTATATAAAAACAATTTCCTTTTTGAATTTTAAATCTCTTACGTTTGTATAATATACTTCTATGTCTAATATCTAAAGAATTATAATCTATCGTTTTTTTATCTAATTCTTTATTTTTCATATGTATTGTTTTATTTTTTACAATCAATTCATTATCTTTTTCATTAATACATTCTTGTAGTTTTTTAATTTCGTCTTGTTGTTTTATATATTCTTCTGTTGTAAAACGTAACCATAAACGTTGAATTATTAATAAACACTTCATTATCATTTTACCAATCTCATTTTGAGCTTGACCGCACATAGTTTTAAAACATTCTATAGTTAGCATTATTTTTTCTGGTCTGCGACCACCTGTACTTTCTGACAGGATTTTAATAAAGTCTTGGTCTTTAATAAAACCTTTTTCTAAACGTTTTTTAGCATTACTTTTTTCAGTATCAACTTTCCATTCAACTAATTTTTCTATATTTATTGGAAATATATCATCATTTCCTTGAATAAAAATAAAATCTTCTATAATTTTTTCATCTATTTTTATTTCTTCATCTATTTTTATTTCCTCGTCTTTAATTTTGTTAATAACGAATGTACGAAAATTAGAGTTAGCCATAATGTTTTTATTGACGTTTTGTTATTTTTAAGTTATAATTAAAACATTTTTTTAATTTTTTAAAAATGTTTTAATTATTGATTATAAAAATAATTGCTTTTTTACCCTTCTACTTTTTGCAGTAAAATTATTTATCTATTGTGTTATCTTTGCTTATTAAACCAGATATTTTATAATTAAAACTTTTCGTAAACGTTTACGAAAAGTTTTAATTATATATGTTAATATTAGCTCTTTTCTTTTGTTATTTACCGTATATAATTGGTACAGTAAACCATAAAAAGATGGTATAGAAATAAAATACTACATATTTCTTCTTTTTATAATATTAATACCATTATAATTAATATTTTTAATGCTAAAAAAAATTAGGTTTGTTGGATACCTTTTTGTGGTTTACTGTATATTGTTTTATTACTTAAAATAATTTGATTATGTTATAAATAAGCATATCAATTACTTATCGTTTATTTGTTAATTGCAGATATCGTGAATATAATTTAATTAAAACTTTTAAGGAACATTCATTAAAAGTTTTAATTAACAATTTATAATACCTTTTATTTGTTTTTCATTTAGTTTTCTTCATTTTTAATTGTCTTGTTTATAAATTTATTTTTTGGACTTTTTACGAGATCTCGTAAAAAGTCCAAAAAATAAATTTATAAAAAAATTCTGATTTGATCGATAAAAATTCTGATATACTCTTAGAACTTATAAAATTAAATAGTTAATTTTATAAAATAATTGAAAAACATAGCATAAAATATACATAATTCTGATTTGATTACAACACTGGAAAACCCAAAGCGCCGCCGCTGATTCTGATGATGTTATTATTTACGGCCGTAAATAAAAATTCAAATGTTTGTGCGACATTTAACCCATTTTGAATGTTTGCAGTAGCTGCTGTAATACTAGCTGCAGAAATAGCTCCTTGAGAAGCTTCTGGGATGATACTGACATTAGTCAATTTACCGTAGTTTGTACTAGCCATTGGATCAGGGCAGATAAAATCAAGGGAATAACTATATGAATGATAACCTGTATCAACAGGAATCACAGGAGAGTTATAGTATGGATTTACTAAAGAGAAATAATCAGAACCCATTTGTGCTAATCTTGCAGTATTTTCATAAATTAAAGAGGTTTGTAAGATAGGATCTACGGCACCTGGTGGAGATTTATCAACAACAGTTGACTGAACATAAGGTTGGGCACAAGTATAATTAGACCATTCAGCAGCATTAGTAGTATTACGAACAGCAAAGAAGAAGACTTTAATAGCGTGTGATAAACGAATATCATAACTGGGCTGTTGATTAGTAGCAGGAGAGTAAGTCTGTCTTGGAGCTGTTTGCACTTGTTCAATGAGAATATCACGAAATGCGCAAGCCATACGTTTACGTTCATCGTTAGAAACGATGGCGTAATTGGCCCAAACCTGAGTATTACCAAGGCAAGGAGCAGAACCACCGATATCAGCAAGTTGAGCTGGAGCTGATGGAGCAGTACCAGGAGAAGCTCCTAAATCATCAACAATGAGGAGATCGTACCAATTTCTGAAGCTAAAGTTGATACGCATGTCGTTATAAGGAAGTGCTGCAGTAGGTAAAGCAACACCACTATCACGACTATAAAAAAATGGTAAGGGGAGGTTGAGAGTATAGGAGGGAATCGTGACACCTGGCGCATGAGGTTTTGTCATATCGTCGAAGTTGCCTATCATGTTGTTGTAGCCATTGCGCTTTCCTGAGGGCACCGTGAAGGCACTCCAAAAGTCTAGATGATAATTATCAAATCTGGCAGCAACCAGATCATTAAAAGTAATACAACATTCTCTAACGATGTTATGCATAAAATTAGAGCACCAACGAAGACGAGCTTCTGCGCTATTGGCACCAAGGGTGTTAGTGGTAGCGAGAGTGACTGCTGGAGTAGTTAAACGAAGCCAAGTTTGAAGAAGATAATCACCAGAACGAGAAATTGCGACAGACCATTCAGTTCCAAAAGCGGGAGAGCCTGATGCTCGCGAGAGTACAACAGGGACTTGAGTGAACCAAGTGGATTTACGAGTTTCGCGCACGAAGTATGCAGTGGCGTCAGGACCACCGTACATGTACTTTTCTATTTCGTCAAAGGTCGCTAAGTCGATAAATCCTGACGTCATATTGCTAGTACAAATTGAAGCCATTGTTTTATATTTATAATAAGTAAGATAAAAATTAAAAAAAAATTATTTAATTTTCTTACATTGATATTTATTATATATACCAAATTTAAAAGAATATGGTTTTCATAATTTTAAACCAGTAAATAAATAATTGATTTTATCTTACTTATCATTTAATAAATTATAAAAAATGACATTAACATATCAAGATTATATAACATTGGCAAATAAAATGGGTGATATTGATGATAGAGGAGGCGGTACATTCTTTCTAGAATCTTTATCTTTACCTAAATATATAACCACAAAAACTGCTATTTCTGGATGGAAATGTTGCATACTGGAACATCCTACTTGGGAAGCAAGTTATTCAAGTATAAAAGGCAATTCTACAGATAAAGGACATGGTGTTCTAAATGCGATGGTGATAAAAAAAGATTCAATATTTCAGAATATCATAAAGCAGCTTATGATTTATGTATCTATTATATTTTAAATTATATTCCTCATGATACACATACTACTGTATTAGGTTGGAAATGTAACATACAAGATCATGATGTATTTAAAAATACATATAATCATATAACTAATGGTAATTGTTGTAGAAAAAATCCAGTTAATTCATTAAAAAATTATCAAATGAAGGCATTAATTATGGGAGGTTTTTATATACTTGATAATGTTGCAACAACGAAAAAAAAATATATAAATGGATGGCGATGCAGATTTGGAACAGAATTTCAAACATCAGTTGAAAAGGTTATTAATAATAATTGGTGTGAATGTGACAATTGTAGTGTTATTATTACGTTATTAGATTATAAAAACTTAGCAATAACAAATGGAGAAATATATAATTCTTCTGATATACCAGAATATACTTATATAAAATCACAGAATTGGACTTGTATAAATGGGCATAAAAGATGGGCAAGTTATAATGACATAGTGTTAGGAAATATATGGTGTCCATATTGTATTTGTTTGACAGAACAATTATGCAGACGAATTTTTTCTGAAAAATTGGAGGTGTCTTTAATTTGATTTGTTTACCAATTCTACAAAACAGTATCCATAAAAGTTTGACGGGATTTAACGAAGAATTAAAAATAGGTTTTGATTATAGAGGAAAACATTATTCTGAGTATATAAGATATTACCATAACGATGATATAAATAATTTAGAAAAAATGAAAAAAGAATATATTTCTAAAATAAACATATGTGAAAAAAATGGGTTAAATATTTTAATCATTCCTTATGATTATATATACACAGATGAAATAAGATTAAGAAAATATATAAAAAAAGGATAGTTTCGCATAATTTAATTAATGAGTAATATAATTTTGAGTTTATAAAAATAAAAACTTAAAACTAAAATAAAATTGATTTTTAAAAAAAGTTTAAATTAATTTTTTAAAAATGTCAATTAAAACTCTTAACGATTATAAAAAAGCTGCTGAAAATAGAGGATATATTTATATCTTGGAAACAATTCCACAAAATATAGAAACACGTGCTATAAATGCATGGACTTGTGATGAAGAAAAAATAGATGATCCTGAACATGTTTGGTCAACTACTTATAAAGAAATAACTAGAGAAAAAGATCCATCTAAATGTCCTGGGTGTAATCCTAGGGTATATAATAAAAGAAAGAGTTTGGTTGATTATCAAACTCTTGCCACTCAAAAAGGATATGAATATATAGGAACAATTATTCCAAAAAATGCAAAAGTGCCAATAAATGCTTGGATGTGTCAAAATAATCATTTATCAGAGTTTAATTATAATAATCTTCAACAAGGACAATTTCAAAATTGTTCTAAATGTAGATAATATTATTTTCCTAAATTCATAGCGTACAAAGGATATAAAATAATTATGTATTTGAATTCTTATATTATAATTTTAGTTTCTAATTTAATAAATAAAAAACTCAAACTAAATAAAAATTGATTTTTTTATAATATTTTTATAATATTTTAAAAATGTCTGAACAAAATTTTCGACAATACTTGGATTTAGCCCGAGAAAAAAATTTTGAATATTTATCGGAAACTTATCCAACAAATAAACATCATAAAGAGGGAACTTTATGGAGATGTAAAAACATGAGATCTATTTTTGATCAAGATTTAAATGAAACAACTGAATTTGAATGTAATTATCAATGGGTTGGTTGTTTACATGGTTTACAAAGTCGTAAAACACATGGTTGTCCAGATTGTAATGGACGTGGTGTAAAAACACTTCTATCTTATCAACAAATAGCTAAAAGAAAAGGTGTTGAATATATCTTAGATTATTTCCCAACAACTACACACGAACGTATAGAAAATGCTTGGTCATGTTCTAGATGTATTAATTTGCAAGATATATACACATCTCCTTATATATTTACCAATAGTTATAATGGAATCCAACAAAGCAAAACTGGGGCTTGTCATAGATGTATTGGAAATATACCTTTGGTGTTATTAGATTATAAGAATTTAGCTTTAAGAAGAGGATTTACTTATATCAATAATATTATTCCTCAAAATAATTCTATTTCTATAGAAGGATGGATGTGTCAATTTAATCATATTTGGTCAGCAAGTTACACAAATATAAATTGTGGAGAAACTGGATGTTCAGTGTGTTCCAAATATGCCAGGGTAACAATTGAAGATTATCATGAAGTTGCAAGAAAACATAATGGTTTTTTTAATAAAACAGAAATCCCAGCAACGTCTCATATTTCTACAAATGGATGGGTTTGCGAATATAATCATGCCACGTGGAATGCAAGTTATAATAGTATTGATCAGGGAAATTGGTGTCCAACTTGCGCGCATAGAATTCCAATAACTTTACATGATTATAAAGAATTGGCTAAAAGTAAAGGTGGTTTTTATGACTCTGAAGAAATTCCATGTAATGTTAATACTTCTTCTCCAACAGTTTGGAGATGTTCTGAAGGGCATGTTTGGCAAGCTAATTATAATAATATCAGAAGATATAATTTTTGCCCTCGTTGTAGTGATGGATGGTGTAGTGAAGAAATCTGTAGACAAATATTTGAAGAATTATTACCAGGATATAAATTTTTATCTGTAAGACCTTCTTTTATGGAAAAATTAGAATTGGATGGTTATAATGAAGAGTTGAACTTAGCTTTCGAATATAACGGAGAGCAACACTATAAGTATATTCCGTTCTTTCATAATAATAATCCTGAAAACTTTGAAAAGCAAAAACAAAGAGATATAAGAAAACAAGAGTTATGTGATGAAAATGAAATCACATTAATAACAATTAAATATGATTATAACTATAAAGATCCACATGCAATGAAATTGCATATTGCAGAAAAATTAAGAGACGAAGATTATATTGCATAAACAAATATAAAATCTTAGGTTTAAAATAAAAATTGATTTATTTTAATTTAATTTATTAAATTAAAAATGGTAACTGCTAACAATAATAATATTCCTTTAAAATTTACTGAAAAAGAATTTCTTAAATTTGCTATTAAACGCATAAATGAAAATAATAATACTATTTTTATTTTCACAAATATATCAGAATATATAATTATCAAAAATATAGTAACATCTGTTGGATATAATTGTGGGGAACCTTTAAAATATAATGATCTAGATTTAAATGAAAATGACACACGTAATAAATTAAAGGTTATTACAACATATCCTTATGATAGAATCATAAATAATGATAGATTATATCAGATTTCAATTGATGAAAATGATTTTAAATTATTATACAATAATAAAAAATATAAGTATCGTGACTCAGATACACTTTTCGTAAATAATTATACCGAATATGCTTTTATGAAAGCGATCCTAAATTATTTAGGATTTAGTTGTAGAAAATATTATACATTCCCCGAACAGCATGAACATATAGATGACATTGACGAAATGATTGATATTGATATTGATTATAATATAGAAGATAATTTGTTAATAACAAATTATCCATATGATAGACCTTTCAATAAAACACCAATTTTTTTTTCAGAACATGATTTATTATTAGCATTGAGCGATGTACCAAATAAAGATTTCTCTTTTAATAGAGCTATTGAATTATTATTAATAGATGGTAAACAAGCAAATTCTGTTAATTATTATAAAATTAATCAAATATTTGAAATACCATTTATATTAGATTATTTTATTATTAAAAAAATAATAGAACATTGTGGATATTCTTGTGAACAAGAAGTTATTGCTAATAATGATACAGATAATACAATTGATTATATAAATATATACACAACATATCCATGTTCTAAATATAAGTTATTAAAAAGAAATAATACTGTGTAAATACTGCATATTCTCATTTAATCGTTGCAAAAAAATAGTCAGATTGATTTAATATCCTAAAAATATTAATTGATTTCTTTTTAAAAAATTTAATTAAAACATTAATTAAATTTTAAATGATATCTTATACAAACCTCAACACCCCCAAATTTATTACCTCTACACATCCCTCTTTAAATTCTCCTGTAGATCCTTCTTTAGATCCTCTCACACAACGCTTTACCAATTGTTGTTGCACTTGTAACTTCCCCAATGATTGCACAAACTCTTTATCAAGTTTGTGCAACAATTGTAATGACACTTCTTATCATCCTTATTTATACCGTTTCTTTTACACCTGTTTTGCCTTTCTTAAAAAACTATTGCTTTTCCTATTTATCATCTCCTTCTTCCTAGGTTTTTCATGGTCTATGATTTATATTATTAATATCTATTATTCATCATTTCTGCCATCTAACGACACAGACACGCATCATCACCACAAAAATTATACAATCATTAATTAACATTAATTAATTTGTAAGCATTTTTCTATACTTTTCAACAGCCGTTGGCAAGCGAAGTAAGCAACTCTTCATGATTTGTTGTAGTAACGATATTATCAATTCTTATACCTAAAATATTTACACTATCTAATAAATGCAAAGCATCATCCTGAAAGTCTTCACAAATATAATCAGCATATCTAATAAAACATGCAGAAATAAGATTTATTAAATGTTTGTCACCCTTCTTACCATTCTTGTCTAGACCTATTAAGTTTATATTTTTATTTTCAATACATTGTTTTATAAAATAAAAGCATCTTTTTCATAATCACTTGAAATATATTCGCTATACCAAAAAAATGATGCAATCATTACTCTTTGATCATCAGGAATATCTGGATTGGTATATTTCTCATCGCTACACATTTTTTTAAATAAAGATTAATATTCTTTTTTATAAATCAATTAACCATTTATTTTTCATCATATTTATATTTTTGAAGCATATTAAAATTACATGTTAACGATGCATAATACCGTTGATAATCTTCATATGATAGATATAGCTTATTCAAGCTCTTACAATACATAAAGTGCTCAAATTTCGGACTCATTCTAATAAACTTATTGCACTTCTCATCAGGTACTTTATATTTTATACAAATGTTGCGTAACAAAGATAAAGAATCTTCGCAACTATCTGCTGGGTTGATAAAGTTGTTAATTGTTGTATTAGTATTTTCCATGTTTTTATTAATTAATTTTTGTTTTTTTAAATCAAAATAATTAATTATTGCAAGTATCATCAGCAACCATAAATAATATTTTAGCATTTTAGTAATCTATAAAAATAAATAATTCAATCAATTTTATTATCATACCAATAAAATTGATTTAATAAAAATTAAATAATTAATTTATAATAATTTATTTAATGGCTAACCAAATTTCAAACTCGGAAATAACAAGTTTAGATTCTAATGATAAAAAAGAAAATAATGATGGTATTACTATTTCTCATGTGTATATGAAGCCAAAAGCATGTTCTGATTTAATAATTATACAAAATAATGTGCAATATCATGTGCATAAATTGAGGATGATAGAAACATGTAAGTATTTTGAAGTTTTAGAAAGAGAGGATGTTATAACATTACCAGATGATTTGGAAGGATGGTCGCTTTTTCTATATGAGTTGTATGATATGTTTGAAAAAATATTATTAAAAATAGATATAATACCATATACTTCAAAACGCATGATAAATGATATAATAATTGTGTATGAAAAATGTATTTATTTTGATTGTCCGTCTATGAAACTTGTTATAGAAAAATATTTATCATCTTGTACTTATAATGATGTGATAAATGATGGTGATTTTTCACAACCATGGATTGATATTTTAAAACTTGCATCAAATAAAATGGTAATAGTTGGTGCAAAATTATTAAAAATTGCAAATGTGATTATTAAGTATGGAGGAAACATTGATGAGTATCTTAAAAAACCAGAATCATCTACATTTCTTATGTATTGTAAAGATAATAAGGTAGACTTAACAAAGATTTTATTACCATCTCTTGTAAATGCTATTATTTATAAAAATATTCTTCCTATAGGAATAGGATCTAATATTTATAATACTGCTATTGGTTCCCAAGCAGTTCCTATAGGCTATCAAGGTAATATTTTATTATAAAAGATGCATCAAAATAAAAATTGATTTAAATAAAAGTTTATTAAATTATTAATAACTAATAATGACAACTCCTAAACATATGCCAGATTTTAAATTTATAACCGATTTAGAAGGATCAAATAAATTTTCTGTAGGAATTACGGTAGATCAATTTATAATGACTTGTAAAAAAACAAGTGCAAATATGCAGAACAATCATATGCAAAAATATATGAATACCTTGGATAATAGTAATGAAAGCTATGGTAAATCTGACTTTGACACTACTTCTATTATGAGAAATAAATTAAGTAAACAAAGTAGCGATGAATGCGACAAGTATGGATGCAACAAGTATGATTTTTCTCAAATTTTATAAAGATGGTAATAAAGTATTATTTTTTAAGGCTTGTAATTGATTTTAAATAAAATTATTATAATTTTATTTAAAATGACTGATGTAAATTTAGATTCTGATAAGCAAACTTATAGCAATATTGACGGCAAAGAAATAAAACATATTTATTTTGAGCCAAAAGAATGTTCTGATTTAATAATCGTACAAAATGATATACATTATCATGTGCATAAATTAAGAATGATAGAAACGTGTGAATATTTTAATATTCTTAAAAAAGAAAATGTTATTACATTACCAGATGATTTGAAAGAGTTAAATTTATTTTTAAGAACATTATATCAGACATACCAGTTGTTAATAACAGGTAATGAACATAACTTAGATTTTATTGATTGTGCTATATATATCGAAACCTTAATTTCTATATATGAAAAATCTATATACTTCAACTGTAAACGTATAAAATCTTGTATTGAAAAAGACTTTAAAAAATTATTCGCAAATAATATATCTAAACAAGAAATACCAAAAACATGGATAGAATCTTTAAAATTATCACATGTTATTGATGAATCAATTATAACAGGTGCATGTTGTTTAAAAATTGCAGATGTTATTAATACATATGGTGATGATGTTATGATTTATATTAATAATCCTACCACTAAAAAATATCTTAAATATTGTAAGTCTATTAAATTAAATATACTAAAACAATTTCCATCACTTACTAATGCAATTTTGTATAGTTTGTTAGATTAATAGTTGTGTAAAGGAAATCTTATGGTAATAAAAATTGATTTAAATAAAATTTATAAAAATAATTTTATTTAAAATGACTGATGTAAATATTGTTGCAAAAATTAGTTTAGATTCTAATGAGGAAACTAAACAAAATGATGAAATAAGACATGTATACATGGAACCAAAATCATGTTCTGATTTAATAATTAAATTAAAAAGTACACACTATCATGTACATAAAGTAAAAATAATAGAAACATGTGGGTATTTTAAAGTTTTGGAAGAAGAAAATGTTGTTATATTACCTGATGATATGAATGATGAAGAATTCGAGTCTTTTTTAACTATATTGTATAATGTACTTGTTGGACAAATAAAAAACCATCATATTCTTCCTAGAATTCGTGATAGAACATTAAGTGAGTTAATTTCAATACATGAAAAATGTATTTATTTTGATTGTGAATATGTTAGAGCTATTGTAGAAGAAGAATTTGATACTATTTTACGAGGTGATAAATTTACTATTGATATGATTCCACAAATATGGATAGATTTATTTAAAATTACAACAAATACAACTGCAAAAATTATAAGAGGAATATGTTATTTAATTGTTGCAGATAGTATCGTTAAATTTGGTGATAATCCTATCAACTATATTGATACAAATATTGCTAACTTAATGAGGCATTGTGCAGAGAATAAAATAAATTTAATAAAAGTATTGAATCCATTGCTTTGTAATGCTATTATGTACAATTTATCTAAACCTTATTAAATTGAATAATATGATTAACAAAATTTTAATGCGCTTAATCCGCTATTTACATTAAGTCTATTAAGATCTGAAATAATACTAAAACGTTGATTATCTGATAGTTTTTTAAAGTCTTCTAAAGATAATAAAATTTTTGTATTGCTTTGATGTTGGTATGAAAGACTTAATCTTTTGTAAGTATTGTATTGAAAAATAATTAAAGGACAGTTACAGCATGTGCAACATGAGTGGTTTAAACAATCATCTCCAGGAAGATGTGAACAACAAGAAATATCTGAAAGTGACTTTCTTGTACAAGTATTTTCACAAGACATATTTTTATATTTATAAGAAATGTTTAAATTGAATTTCATTATTTAAAAATAATGAAATAATATAAAACGATATGAAAAAATTGTTACAAATCGCGTCTGATCTACATATAGAATATTATAGTTTTGATGTGGATAAATTTGTATTAGAACAATTTATAAAACCATCTGCACCAAATCTTGCTTTATGTGGTGATATAGGTTATCCATGTCATCCATCATATAGAACACTTATTGAACAGTGTTCTTTAAGGTTTGAGAAGGTTTTTGTAATAACAGGTAATCATGAATATTATCAAAACATGAATAATGTGAATAGCGTTATAGGAGATGTCAAACTAACTATGAATGAGGTTGATGAGTTGATAAGAAAGATAACGAGTGAATTTAAGAATGTTTATTTTCTTCAAAATAGCGTAGTAGAATTGTATGATAAGGTAATATTAGGAACAACTCTATGGACAAATATACCTAATAAGGATGTAATGAATGTAACAAACTATATGAATGATTATGTATATATGTATAAAAAGAATGACAAATTTGTTTCACTTGCCCAAGGGGCCGATCCATCAAACAAAGCAAGATTTGGTGAACATACCAACAAAATAAAAGTAGTAAGTGTTGAGGATACTATAATGTTATGGAAAAAGAATGTAGAATGGTTGGAAAAAAGTATTGAAGAAAATAAGGGTAAAGATATTATAGTGTTGACACATCATCTTCCGTCATTTAAGTTGATAACTCCAAAATATAAGAATAGTAATTTTAATTCTGCTTTTGCTACAGATTTAGAATATCTGATGAAAGATAATGTAAAGTATTGGATATGTGGTCATACGCATTCAAATATAGAATGTATTGTTGGTAAAACTCATTGTATTGCATCTCCTTATGGGTACATTAATGAAAATATGGAGAGACGGGTTGATTATGTTATAGATCTGGATAAGTAAATTCTTGGTTTATATTATTTTGTTTAGTGTAATAGGTATTGTATGTATGTTTAATAATATTAAATAACTGAATGTAGACGCTTGGTCTTAAAGTCATTTTTTATAATTTATTTGAAAAAATAATTAAAAAATTTTTTCAAACATAAAACAATCTTCTAAATGTCTTTTAAAACTAAAGATCAAATATTTCTGGATGGTATTAAGGATGATAAAGAAAGTGTTGATAAAAATATAACATTTACCTTATCTAGATTATTTTATCATGATTCGTTAAAAGGTTATTGTATTATTATAATAGATAATAAAATACATTGTATTGTTAAGTCATTGCATGAATTTGAAACAAATAATAAAGAAAGTACTTATGTTGTTTGGCAAATTCCAGATAGATTGTTGAAGTCATATAATGATATTAAAGATATGATGGGAGCGCCTTATCGCGCTATTACAAATATTTCTGTAACAGAAAAAGATTATAAAATATTTTCTAGAAAAAATAGTGAAACGATTGAAACGGTAAGGGTGTTTATTAATAATACCACAAAACGATGTAATAATATTGCTATATGTTTTGGAGTTATTTGTTATTTTGGTTCTTATTATGAAGTTTTAGATTGGTATCAAGAAGTACCAGATGGTGTATCTCTTGCAGCATACTATTATGAATATCATAAAAATTATGATCAGTGTAAAGATATTATTTCATTATAATGACTTAAAATTATATTAATATAAAATAAATGTCTTATATTAATATTACTGATACTTTATCAACTCTTATATCACCAATTTATAAAGATGTTATGAAATACAGAAACGATGAGCGCGATAAAGCCGATAGGCAAGAGAAGCAGAAACAAATAGAAAAATTAGAAGACGAAAGGAAATAAAGTGATGAAATCTTAATAAAAATTAAAGAAGCCATGTCGAATGGTAAAGATCAAGTAATAATACCTTATAATATATAATTGCAATAAGCAAATATTGATAAAAAATGGATTTAATATTAAATTTGAATATGACGAAGCACCATTTGTACCAATAAAAATGTATTACACTATAGTAAATTGGAGTATGGATTTTTATGATTAAAAAACACTAGCTGAAAGTCCAGAAGAACTGTTTTTATATTTATAATCATTATGTATAGAGCCTTCATCTATTGAAGAAACTGTGTCAAAGAAATAATTATAATATTTTTGTTGTTTTGGTGAATTACATTTCTGATATGTGGAATTAGATGACTGTTTTAGTTTAGTCTGCATAGTATCTGATATAGATAAATTTTTGATGTCACATTTTAGCAATATGTTATAATATTGTTGGCAATCAAAAATGGTATCATATTTTTTCATACATGTTAAAATATCTTTAATCGAGTTCTCGCAGATATCCATTATTTAATATCTGTTATATTATTTTTAAATAAAAAATTGAATTAATTAAAATATTTTAATTACAGTCAACCGAAAAAGTAAAGGGTACAAAAAGCAACACAATATATTTTATTAAAACCAAATAATAAATATGATTTATGGAATAATGATTGTGTATGGTTAAATAATAAAAATATAGAATTTGATAATAACATAAAAAAATTAAAAGTGTTGCAAAAATGGTTAAAGAAAAACTTATGTTATTGGATTTTCATGCTTCGCTCGCCCTACGGGCTAAAGATGGATAAAAAGTGAAGAAGGTATTAAGTGGTTATACGACCCTGATAGAATAGGTGGTAAAGTGAGTAAGCGTAATATTACGCAAAGCATAATGAACGTATTATAATAAAGAACGTAACATTATGCAAATCATAAAGAGCTTGTAATCAACGTGGTAACGTAACATTTTAATAAAATAGAATATTAAAAATTAAACCTATCATAAAACCTTTATTGCTGCTTACCCTACTGGTTACGGATTAAATAAATTAGTTAACCTTCTTTTAGCTATTATACCACCAATATTTTCGGGATGGTAATACCATTCACAAAAAGCCTTTGTCTTAATTAATAATGTTAACTTGTACCTATTAATTTTCCATACTTTAACTTTAGCTCTAATTTTTTTCAATTTAATAAAGTGTATCCTTTCATCATAAAAAAATTCATTACTACTCAAACAACCCCAATGCCACGGCTTATTATAATTATCTTTCACAATATCAAAAGTAATGTTTGGATTACAACTTAAACCATCCCAATCCCATGGTTTGTCAGAGTAAGTTTTTACAATATCAAAAGTAATGTTTGGATTACTACTTAACTGATACCAATTCCATGACTTATCAGGATAAGCTTTTACAATATCAAAAGTAATGTTTGGATTATTACTTAAACTATCCCAATTCCACTGCTTATCAGGATAAGCTTTCATAATATCAAAAGTAATATTTGGATTATTACTTAAAATACCCCAATCCCATGGTTTATTAGGGTAATCTTTCACAATATCAAAAGTAATGTTTGAATTATAACTTAAACCACACCAATTCTATGGCTTATCAGGGTAATCTTTCACAATATCAAAAGTAATGTTTGGATTATGACTTAAATAATCCCAATCCCATGGTTTGTCAGGGTAAGTATTCACAATATCAAAAGTAATGTTTAGATTATAACTTAACCAACTCCAATCCCATGGCTTATTAGGGTAATCTTTCACAATATCAAAAGTAATATTTGGATTACTGCTTAAATCAATCCAATCCCATGGCTTGTCAGGATAAGTTTCAAATAATTTAATTAATGAATTAGACATAATAATAAATTAATGATAATTTAATTTATTATTCAATTTTAACCCTACTTTGTTAATCTTGTTTTGTATCAAGTATACACTTGCAATCAACGTGTATAACATTAAATTTTTAATATTAATCCTGTTGGTACATGATCACTACCTTTAAAATCTGATAAAATAATAGCTTTGTATAATTTATTTTTAACATTTTGATTACAAATAATATAATCTAATCGAAGTAGTAATGTTTTACTTATATAAGTTGCTCGTTCTGTTATGTCAGGATTTAATAAATTAAATGTATCAATCCAATAAACATTTCCGTCCTTGTCACTTTTATTTAAAAAATCTTTAAAATTATTTCTTTCTTCGATAGTAGTACCTGCAATATTTAATTTTTTATTACTATCTATATCTACATTTAAGTCACCCAACCATAAAATATTACAATGTTCTTGTGAAGTGTTTAGTTTGTTTAATAAATTATAAAGATCGTGATCCCAGCTAAAAATCCTATATCCAAGTCTTGCAAGTAAATTAGTTCTATTAACTCCAGAATTAGGGCAATATGTACCGACTAAAATAAACTCATTTGTAGTTACTTTGTGTGTAAATTTTACTACAAGTATTCTGCCTTCAGTTAGGTGTATCTGGTTTATTAAATCGTCAGTAACATTTGTTGAGTTAGTGATAACATTTCTATTTTTTTCTGAAAGATAATTGGTTTTTGTAAAATTATTAAAATCGTCAGCTTTATTAATTATAGGAAGATAATCGTATAAAACTTCAGCATCAAATAAAGCTTTCTTATACAAGAAAGCAACACCATGCCAATGAGATGTTTTATTACTGTTAAAAATTACATTGTACTGTTCATTAAATTTTAGTGAAGATTCGTGTATTTGTTTGATCTTAGTTTCTGTTACAAAAAGAATGTCGATGTTGTGGGTAGTTAATAAATTGTTAATGATATCTGTTTTATTTTTGATAGAGTTAATATTATAAGTAAAAATATTAACTTCGTTGTTATTATTTGATGAAGAGTTTTGGGTTTGCATTTTTAATTTTATTAAAAAAATTAAAAATAAATCAAAAAAATTTGTATGTAATGTATTCTAAACAATCACAAAAGAAAAGAAGTATATCTTTATATGTGTTAACTGCTTGTAAGTTATTATACAGTAAACCACAAAAAAAAGGTATCCAGCAAACCTAATTTTTTAATGCTTAAAAGTTACTGTGTTTAAAAAATTTATAATTAATAATTGATATAATCACCGTCTTTATTAATAAGATCGTCTATTCTTTTTGACATACTATTAATAACACTATTTTTATAATCAATAATTATTCTTCTGCTATTGATTTTATAAGAGGGTTTACTTTACCTTTAAAAGCAGATCAAATCATAGTAACTCTTAATTATAATACTAATACAAGTACTGTTGAACCTAATATAAAAGAATACATCTTGTATAATACTGATAAAATTATTTTTAAAGAATTATTTCCTAAAGCTTGCATAATATTTCAAGATATTCTTTTTACTATCAAAATAATTTCTAAAGAAGAATATGGTAGTTTATTAATGAATTGCGGAATGATATTAAATAATAAACTTAGAGGTGATATGCAAAAAAATATATTAACTGAATATAAATTTTAGAAGACAACGATGATTTCTTAATCAAAGAAGGTGTTATAACCATTAAAAAATATTAATTGAATATTTATTTTTAAATTATTAATAATTTAAAAATGTTTACCAAACATAATTTATTCTTTCATAAAAAATTACAACCTTTAAAAACTAATTTATTTTCTAGATATCATCATAGTAAAGAACCTAGAAATAGTTCTGGTGTTAATATCATTTTTATAGGTGCCATTATATCAAGTTTATGTATAATCTTTCACGATCCTCCACCTGGAGATTATTAAAATCTTATAACTAAGCTAATACTAAGAAAAATACTTTTAAAAGATGATAATTTCTCTAAGTAACTTTTTAATTGAATAATTTTTAAAAACTGAAACTTTTTTATAAAATAAAAATAACATACCTATAAAAAAGATCACTTTGTACGGGAAACCTTTTATACTATTTAGTTTTTTAGATGCGGATAGACGTAAAATATTTTAGCATATATGCTAAAATATTTATAACAATTTATAACAATGTATACCAATGAATTTTCAAAATTGTTATATTTTGAACCATAACAAGTTTAAATAAGTTTTTTTAAAACTAATAATAATTGATTTTTTAAAACTTTATAGATATTCATTTAACTTATATTTTTAATATTTAAATAATATTTAATTGAAAAATTATTTAATCATTTTATATTATTTAAAAATGAAATTACTTAATTATGCATGTTTTTGTATAGTTTATATTATAGCACTATTTATTTTTATTATTGGAAATATGTCTGTGATTATGCTAAATTCTAATAATGTTAAAAATATTGATAATTTAAACCAGTCAATTATTATAGTTACCAATAATACATCACAATTAAATTTAGACTTTACTGATCCGAATCCATGGGTGATAGCAGTTTTAATAGATTCTAGTATCATGCTTATATCATTAAGCTGTTTAGTATATAAATTCTACAATTCTGATAGAAATGAATTTTTAAATAAAGAAAGAATGATGAACACATATTCTTCTACCTTATAAAAAATATATTAATAATTGAATAATTTTAATATATTTTTATCTTATTAACTTATGGATTTTTATAACAAGCTGTTGGAATCTTCAGGATATATTATTTATGAAAATTTTATAACAGAAGATAAATTGAATGACTTAAAGGATATTGATATATTTTCACAATCATTACCATGTAATATATTTTATAATAATGATAACAAAGTTAAGCAAATACAACATTTAGAACACATACCTTCTTTTTATGAATTAGGTGAAACTATAAGAAAATTTGTTGGTGGTGTAAGCATATTAAATATGCAATGTTTTATAAAACACCATCAAGATAAATTAACAATACCTCATCAAGATGGAGCATATTTTGGTGGAGATAATTATGTGACTTTTTGGATACCTGTACAAAATGTTACTAAATATAATTCATGTTTATGGTATCTTGTTGATAGTCATAAGAAAGGTTTAATAAAACACACTGAAACTGGTCAAACTACGAGAACACGTTCTGGGGTAACTGGTAAATCGTTAAGTATAGAATATAATCAAGATTGGTTGAATAAATTTATTGAAATTCATCTGAATAAAACATCTGTTATTTGTCACCATCCATATACTTTTCACTATAGTAATGTCAATAGTTCTTTAATACCAAGAATATCGTTCACATGTATTATTAAGTTGTTTTAGTATGTAGGACACACGAAGAAAATAAAAACATATTTCTAAACTTAAGTTACTTGCTTAGCTACGTTGTTAATTAGTAATTAGTTTCTAAAAAATAGAAATAATAAAAAATATGTTTTGTAAGTTTACTTCGTTCAATCGAAAATCAATTGAACGAAGTAAACTTACAAAATAAAAAATATAAAAAACAATTTCTAAACTTATAATTAGTTTCTAAAAATATAAAAACTAAAAATAGAAATAATAAAAAATATGTTTTGTATCAATTGATTTTCGATTGATACAAAACAAAAAATATAAAAACAATTTCTAAACTTATAATTAGTTTCTAAAATATAAAAACTAAAAATAACAATAATAAAAATATAAAAACAATTTCTAAACTTAAGTTCACGCTGTTAATTAGTTTCTAAAAATATAAAAACAATTTCTAAACTTAAGTTACTTGCTTCGCTACGCTGTTAATTAGTTTCTAAAATATAAAAACTAAAAATAAAACTAAATATTTTTTGAATAAAATTTAAAGTAATATTAGAAAACTAAAATGACTGATACCTATTTATCTTTCTTAAAAAATAAATTAAAAAATCATGGCTATGACTGGGAAAATTTACCAATTATAAATCTAAATGGTCAAATAGGCCATACAGATTATATTGATTTTATTCAATATGATGAAATGACCGCACCTGTAATGAAGTATATTGATATTTATGACAGGCCTGGAATAGTTTTAAGAATAAATCAGAAAGTATCTACTGATAATATTACTGACAATAAACCTATAAAAGGCACACTAGCAATTTTTCAAAGATATACTAATAATCCAGTAACATGGTCTTATGGATGGGGTAATAGTTCAATGGCTATTGAGCATACTTATAGCAATAATAACTTATGGTGTACTGATCATAATACAAAATATAAAGGTATGATTTTTAATGACCAAATATTAGATAATTTGTTATTTAATCAAGATCAATTGTTTTATTTAGGTTAATTCACCATGAAATAACAGCATTGATTTTTAATTACCAAATATAGGGTTTTTAATCCCTTCTTCCAACCTTTTCTTCTAAAATTTATTTTCATCAGATATCAAGTTCTGCATTTTACAACATTCTTTAATTGATCATAGTTCTGCTTCTAAAAAATTATTATCAGCACCTACTAGTAACAAAATATCAGTCATTTTAAAAATAATAAATATTTAAATTATTATTTTTATTAATCTTTCTTTTAAAATGTATAAAAAATGTTACCATTATAGCGTCCTATTTCAAAAAACTTCCCTCCTTTAGCTATTGTTGTAATCGTGTCTGGTTGTAAAGGTTTGCTTTTATTACTTTCAAAATTTACATCATCTTTTGTAGGTTGGAATGTACAATCAATACAAGAAATTATAGCTTGTCCTTTATTACTAACAACAGTATTACAACCAATACAAAATAATTCTTTATAATTACCTGCTTCTTTTATTTTAGATCTATTAATAGGGATTACTTCGTAAATTTGATGCAGTTCATTTCCATGAATATTACTAACACCGAATGAAGAACCAATAAGATGATGTCCTATGCTTTTCAGTATGAATGTGTTATATCTTAATAATAAAGCTTCACTAGTTTGTATCCAACCTCCTGTAAAAGGCATTTTAATAACAGGCGCGTATTTTAACGGAGATCCTAATGCTTCGCGTTTAGCTTGTGCATCTGTTTTTTCCCATATGTATACTTCTTTCTTAAATTCATCTTTAATAAAATGTTTCCAAGAATTATATTCAAAGCACTCACTTTTTATGGTATTATTCTCTGTAGGTGTTATGATAGATATAATATCCATACCATTTTCAAAAGTGTCTCCAGAAATATCATCAGAGTTTATGCATTTACCAATGTCAAATTGTCTTGATTCAGATACTTTAACAATTTTCGTTATGGTAAGATTAGTATAGAAAAAAATTTCTTTCTTTGTATCATTTGTTTGTCCTATAGATATTGTATCATCTTGTTCAAATTTAAATAAAGTTATGTTAATTGATGATTTTATGATAGAAAAAATATTGGGATTGAATATAATATTGTCTAGTATGATATCGCTAATTTTTATATTGTTTTTTAGTTTTACTTTATTGGTATAGTAAATAATATTTATAGAAGGGACAGAAGAGGTAAAAACATTTTTTAACTCGTTTTGAAAAGCTGTGATATTAATTTTAGAATCATCTTCATCAAAATAGCTCGAGTTTGTTTTAGTTATTTTAATTTTTCCAACAATTTTATAATCATGGCTAAATTCTACTTCGTTAATATAACAATCTTGATCAATATATTGCGATGCGTCAACATCTGCTTTTGAATATTTTACTAAAGAATGTATAACTACATCAGTTGGATCAGCATTAGCTGGAAGAGATAATAATGTGTTATCTATAATTGGTGTGATAATTACTGTGCGTTTAAAAAATGGTACATTATCATCAAATTCTTCTTTTGTTAAAATACTTAATAAAAAATTATATTTAGATGGATCGATAAATGCTATAATTGTGCGAAATATATCAGGTGCATATTTAATAGTCTTTATATCTATATCGTCTACAGTGATATCATTTAATTTTATAGTATTTGTGACATATGTTATATCCAATCCATGTAATCTATCGTTTAATAGATTTTTAATTTTATTACTAATAACATTAGAAGAAACATTTTGATTATCGATCATATAAGTTATTTCTGAATTGCCATTTATCAAAACTCTACCTAATGGATTACCTTCTGTATCATAGAAAGAAATTTTTTTAAAATAACATTTATCTTTTGAATACTGAGAAACAATTAGGTTACTTTTACTGTTAGCAACTAACGCATTAGCCAACGATACGTTGTTGTAGCCAGAAGATGGTGATGAAGAGTTATTAGATTTTTCTTCAATCACTTCGGTATTTTCCTTAGATTCTTCAGCAATAACTCTATTTTTCTTTATTGAAAATCCACCACCAACTCCAAAATGATCATCATCATGATAGATTAGATATAATACATATTTTTGATATGTATAATTTATAGGAATGAAGTTTTTAATAATATCAAATATATTTGGTGTAATGATTATACCAGATGCTATCATATTAATAATATCATATCCTGTACGTTTTTTTACTTCATTAGTTGTATACGTTATTGATATATAGTCATTTAATTTTAAATTATTTAATGTTTCAGTTAAATTTATGATGAACAATTCAGATAGTGTCTCGATAAAATTACCATCCCCACTATCTGAATTTTTCATATAATATTTTTTATTATCATTAAGTGAAATATCAATTCTATAATGACTAATAAAATCAATAAAAAATAATTTTATTAAAATAACATGTCTCACTTGAATATTCTTGAGTATCTAACTTGCAATTGGTATTATTAACTATTGCTGAAACTAATTGCTTTTCGTTACTGGATTTTTCTTCAATCACTTCGGTATTTTCCTTAGATTCTTCAGCAACTCTATGTTTTATTAATGAAAAGCCATCTTTAAAAGAAAGTACTTGTTCAGCTATGTAATTTGTTGATAACTCATGTTTAGTATAAGTATAATTAGCAGGAATACTGTTTTTAATTAAATTAAATATATTAGGATTAAGTCTAATACGAGTTATATCAATATCACTAACTATCGATTCGCCAATAAGAGTTATTGCATTAGTCGTATATGTTATATTTACTTCTTCATGTTGCTTTAAATTATTTGATAAAGTTATTTTAAAATCTTCGTAATCTGTGGTGTTATGACCAGAACTACTTATTATAATATATTCGTTTCTATCATTAGGGGTTATATCAACATTAATAATAAAAATAATATGTTCAAAACTAATTGTAACTTTATGAAAATAACATACATCATTCGAATATTCTCTTACATCTAATATACAGTCAGTATTATCAACTATTGCTGAAACTAATTTTTCTTCATCAACACTACTAGATTTTTCTTCAACAACTTCGGTATTTTCCTTAGATTCTTCAAGAACTTCTTTTTTCTCCAGTGTAAATCCATTAATAAAACCTATAAGTCTATCATATTCCTTATAATCGAATCCTATATTCACATAATTATAATTATTCGGAACAATGTTTTTAATCAAGTCAAATATATTAGGGTTGATAGTAATCATAGAGTCATCCATATCTTCCGCCGATAAACCATTTTTAAGAGTTATTTTATTAGTTGTATATGTTACGTGTATATCATTATATGGTGGTAAATTATTTAATGTGTTAGTTAAATTTGTGATAAAGTATTCAACATTTATCTCATGAAATTCATTATCCTGAAAATCTTTTATGTAATATTTATCATCTTCGTTAGGAAAAACATCAATTCTATACTGGTCGTTTGTATATATAATAAAATTAATCTTATTAAAATAGCATACATCATTCGAATATTCTTTTACATCTAATTTACAGTCAGTATTATCAACTATTGATGAAACTAATTTTTCTTCATCAACACTACTAGATTTTTCTTCAACAACTTCAATATTTTCCTTAGATTCTTCAGCAGTAGAATCTCCAACATTAAGTTCTATTTCAATATTTTTACCAAATATAATTTTATCATAGTCATAATTAGTATCATTAATTAATAATAAATTTTCATCATAAATATATTTAGGGATAGTGTGATATATGATATCCATCATTTTGTTAAATATATTAGGAATAAAAGTAATCGTAGAAGCATCAACGTCATCTGACGAAACATCATCCTTAAGTTTTATTTCATTAGTAGTATAATTTACACGTAATAAATTATATTCTGTAAAATTATACATTCTATTAATTAATCCTGCTTTAAATGTATTAAAACTAACATATAAAGGAGGACTGTTAGAATAATATCTGGCTTCGGTTTCAAGAGAAATATCAATACTATATGCAAGTCGATCATCAAAGATAAATTTAATTTTATTAAAATAGCATACATCATCAGAATATTCCTTTATATCTAATTTACAATCTGTGTTATCAACTATCACTGAAACTAATTGTTCATCATATGACATTTTTATTAATAAGTTTATTAATAAAAAATAATTTTTTAAGGTTGGTTAAAATAGTTGTGAATCATTGGCAATCCATATTCCAAGTCCACAAAAACTTTATCAAGATTCACATTGTTATTGTATTTGGTTTTTAAAATTTTCATTAATTCAATGTTAATGTTATTGATATCAGTTAAATTTTTTTCAAGATTACATATTTTAGTATGACAATTTGATATCTCTGTTAGTAATGTTGAGACCTGATCTTCAAGAATATTTATAACAACATCTTTATCATTATTTATATCAATAATATATGAATTACTTGGCTTATTTTCTTGTGACATTATTAATGTTTTGTTTATCTTTTTATTGTTATTAAATAAATTAATAATAATGTTTATCACAATCACATGAAATTAAATGTCCGCATAGTTTAGTACTGTCTTCTACAGGCTGTAATACTGTAGTTTCATTTTTATATAGTTTACCAATCCATTCGATTCCATCAATAGTAACGAGTATTTCTATTGTATTTGTTATTTCGGTAGAAATAATCTTACATTCAACTATATCATCAATATGAGACATTTTTTTATTATAATAATAAATATATATATTAAATCAAAAAAAGAAAATGGTCCATTAAACCTATTTTTTATTGCTTAAAATATATAAGTTTAAGCAATAAATATGACTCTTACAGAAACATCATATTCTGATTGAAACTAAAATAATATTAAAAAATAAAATACGTTATTGATTTTAAAGATTGTCATACAAAATATTAATATTTTATTTAGACCATTTTCTTTTTTTGTCTATTGTATATTAAATCAAAAAAAATATAAAGTGTTTTTAAAGGTTAAATTAATTTGTTTATTTAAACAATTTAAAAATTAATAATTATTAATGGAAAATAATATAGAAAAGCTTACCGTATACGAACAATATAATTTATTCAAGTCAGTAAAAGATAGCTTATTATCAAAAGCAAATATTTCATGTGAACCGATAATTTTATCAGATAAAATTATGGAATGTATTGAAAAAAATAATATTGATAACATAACTTTACATTTCACAGATATAGTGTTATGCTCATTTAATTTGCATCAATATCCTAAAGTACTTAAACAAAATAAGTTTTATCCATTTATGTTTTCCGATAAAGAATTTGATATAACTAAAATACCAACTTATCATACTATTGGTGTTCATTTATCATCACAATCAAGTACAATAGGATTTGATTTTCTTATTGATTATGAGAGTCTTCATAATAAAGGTACTAAGAAACAATGTGTTAAAGATTGTACAGATTATTTTTTAAGAATAAATAAGTATGATATTGATGAATTTAAATTACTAAGAGTACATATGGGTATTTTTGGCTATCCAATTATATAAATATTTTTAAACTGATATAGAACATGCTGGAGTTTCTGTAATAAATTGGTATATTTCATTTACATCTTTTCCTTGTAATGTTTTGATATCTGCTATTGTGATATTATCAAAAACATGTAGTGATGTATTAACTGAGCAATGCCAGCCAGAAAAATAATTCATTTCATTGTTGTATATATTGCGTCCTCTGTTTATCATAATATTGTTAATGTCGGTTGTTATGTTTAACACTTTTTCTTGTGATAAAAAAAATATTCTGTTACCTTTATATACTTCTCCAGGAACAGCATTTAATTTATTAACATTAATTCCTTTATTTGTTTGATCTAAACCAGCTCGATTATACCATTTATCTATATTTTTAATATCATCAAGATCAACATTTCGAGGTCTTGTTTCATCTTGCATTAATGCGAGGTGTTTACATTCTACTATAAGTTTGTCTCGTCTTTTTATAGAATCTAATGTGCTTGCATATCCTACAAATTTATTGTTTGTTATGGATAAAAATACTATATTATTCATATCTTCATCAAGATATTCTTGCATGTTTACATCATCTAACATGATAGAATCAAAGATAATAAAAGTGTTTGGGTTGGGGAATTCTATTACAAGACATGTATTTAGTTCAGCAATCTTATTTAATTTTGTTAAAATAAGATTTCTTGTTTCGTTATTTGTGTCACTTTCCAAAGGAGCTTCCTTAAACTCGTCATCTTCATTTTCGTCTTCACTGGTTGATGTATCATCGTTATTTTCTGCTTCGCTTGCACTATGTGCTTCATCAGTATCTGCTTCACTTGCTTCATCAGTATCTGCCTCACTTGCATTATGTGCTTCGTCTGGTTCGTTGTAATTCTCATAATATTCGTTATTAGAATTAATGAAATTATTACGATTATTTTCATTAATAACTTCTTCATGGTTATCATAGCGATTTAGGTGATTGTCTTCATTTACGTCATGAGCATTTTCATCAATATATTGACCATCATAATAATCAAACCTATCATTTTCCGATTCGTTTTCCCAAGGGGCTTCATCCCAACCAAATAGATCTCTTTTTTCTTCATTAGTATAATTATTAACTATTGTAGAGGGAATAAAGTGTTGATCAAAACCGGATGGAGAAGTTATTGTAGAAGATACAAAAGGTTGAATGAAACCATCTCTAAGCTGAGGTAAAACAGTAGAAGGATTAGCCATTTGTGAAAGTGGAACAGTATTGGATGAATTATTATTGTTTATTTCTCTATTTTGTTGATTGTTCATTATGGTATTTATTAATTTCTTTAAAAATAGTTTTTAGAAATAATAAAAGATAATAATTTCTAATAAAGTTAAGTTACTTTGCTTTGCTTCGCTGTTAATTAGTTTCTAAAATAATAAAACAATTTCCAAGCTTATAATTAGTTTCTAAAAACTAAAAATAGAAATAATAAAAAATAGAAATAATAAAAAAATATGTTTTGTATCAATCGAAAATCAATTGAACGAAGTAAACTTACAAAATAAAAAATATAAAAACAATTTCCAAACTTAAGTTCACGCTGTTAATTAGTTTCTAAAATATAAAAATATAAAAACTAAAATAGAAATAATAAAAAAATATGTTTTGTATCAATCGAAAATCAATTGATACAAAATAAAAATATAAAAACAATTTCCAAATTTAAGTTCACGCTGTTAATTAGTTTCTAAAATAGAAATAAAAATATGTTTTGTATCAATCGAAAATCAATTGATACAAAATAAAAATATAAAACAATTTCCAAACTTATAATTAGTTTCTAAAATAATAAAAATATAAAAACTAAAATAGAAATAATAAAAAATATGTTTTGTATCAATCGAAAATCAATTGATACAAAATAAAAAATATAAAACAATTTCCAAACTTAAGTTCACGCTGTTAATTAGTTTCTAAAATAATAAAAATATAAAAACAATTTTCAAACTTAAGTTCACGCTGTTAATTAGTTTCTAAATAATAAAAACATAAAAACTAAAAATAGAAATAATAAAAAAATATGTTTTGTATCAATCGAAAATCAATTGATACAAAATAAAAATATAAAAACAATTTCCAAACTTAAGTTCACTAAACAGAAAGCTGCTGAAATGCAAGGAATACAGTTTGATAAATATCATGGATTATTGCAAATTAAACTTGCTGAAATTCAGACATTAGCATTACAGAATACTAAAATGTCTCTGTTTATTGCACCAGAAGAGGTAAGTAAAACTTTAGCGATGGTTGCTAATATGCCAATTTTTAGACAAAATAATGGTAGTGTTAATTAAATGTGATATATGAAATAATGTATTGTGCTTCTTTTTATAATATTAATACAATTTTTGTATTAATATATTTTATGGATATTATCAGGTTTTTATTTTTTACTGTTCATTTCATCCATCATTTCTTGACGATTATTTAACAATTCAGTATAGTCATCTAATTTTTTTCCTGTTATTATGGTTAACATTTCTTTTACTTGTTGATAGATTTCACGACCTTGTCGATCTGTTTTCAAATAGTTTTCTATATTTACTAATTCACCTATTCCAGGCATTATATCATAATATGCTTTAATAAGATTATAACGGAATGTATAATTATCTGTATTTCTTAATAAAAGTGCTAGAGACATTGTAGATTTTTATAAAATTAATATTATAAAAATTTAAATCAATTATTTATTTATTAGAATTATATAGGTTGAGTAATTGTCTCTTGTAGTCATTGGTTGATATAGAAACTGAGTAACCAGTGTTTTTATCAGGATTTACTATCTTCAACAAACAATATCCATACCGATAAATATATATTTTATCAAATTTATTTATCGCTAATTTATACTGTAATTCTTTTAATAAATTTAACATAACAATAATATCTTCCAATGCATTTAGTTGCAATAACTCAACATTATTACCAACAGTTGATTTTATATCATCAAAATCTAATGTTTTAACTGTGTATGAAACAGTACATTTTTCATCATTTAAAATTTTATTTTCTGTATACTTTACATATGGTTCTATAATGTTAAATTTTGTGTCTATATCAAAAGAGTCGCTAAACTGGTATAGATGATTGTTATAATTATTTTTATTTTTATCAGTATAATCAATATGTTTTTTTAAAGTTAGGTTGAAAACAAACATAAAAAAGAAACAATATATTATCACGCCTGATAACATGTTTACAAATGATATCATTAAGAATATTAAAAATTAATAATTAATATTTTTAAAAAATCAAATAAAATTTATTAATAATTTTTAATATAATCCATTGCATGTTACACCTGTAGTGTTTCCACATCCAAAAATACCTGATGCGTTTCTACAAGAATAATTACCGTCGTTATCTTTATATTGATAAAATCCATTAAAATTATTACACAAGTCTGTTTTACTATTACAAGCACCATATAATGTATCACCTTGTAAAAGATCTTGATAATTAAAACTAACAGCAGCACTATCATCGACATTTGAATACCCTACACCAATGCCTCGAAAGCCACCACGCCCGGCGTAGGTAATCTTGTTGCTATTATGACTGGGGCCGTTAAACCCTGCTCCTCTTTCCGGATTGGCTGCATGTGACTCAGAATTCCCTCCACCACCTCTTAAATTTTCTTGAGTTGGTTTTTTTATAATGTGTATAATAATTATGGTGAGAACAATACACACAAAAATCATTATTTTGTTAACATTATTCATATTTATTAAAATAATAAATAATTTTATTGATATATTCATGATTCTATTAATAAACATTTATATTATTTCTTCTTGTGACAAATGATAAAAATTGATTAATTAATAATTTTTTAATTTATTATTATTATGTCTAATTCATTAATTAAATTAATTCAAGCTTATCCTGATAAGCCGTGGAATTGGTATTATTTAAGCAGTAATCCAAACATTACTTTTGATATTATAAATGCTTATCCTGACAAACCATGGAATTGGAATGGTTTAAGTAGTAATCCAAACATTACTTTGGATATTATGAATAATAACCTTGACAAGCCGTGGAATTGGTATAGTTTAAGTTATAATCAAAACATTACTTTTGATATTGTGACTGATAACATGAATAAGCCATGGGATTGGCATGGTTTAAGTAGTAATCCAAACATTACTTTTGATATTGTGATGATTTATTTTAATAAGCCGTGGGATTGGAAAGGTTTAAGTAGTAATAAAAACATTACTTTGGGTATTATGAAAGCTTACCCTGATAAGCCATGGGATTGGCATGGTTTAAGTAATAATCCAAACATTACTTTTGATATTGTGAATGCTTACCCTAATAAGCCATGGGATTGGTATGGTTTAAGTAATAATCCAAACATTACTTTTGATATTGTGAATGCTTACCCTAATAAGCCATGGGATTGGTATGGGTTAAGTCGTAATCTAAACATTACTTTAGATATTATAAAAGCTTATCCGAATAAGCCATGGAATTGGTCTGATTTAAGTTATAATCCAAACATCACTTTTGATATTGTGAATAATTATCCTGACAAGCCATGGAATTGGTATGGTTTAAGTAGTAATCTAAACATTACTTTTGATTTTGTGAAAGATAACCTTAATAAGTCATGGAATTGGTTTGATTTAAGTCGTAATCCAGCCATTACTTTTGATATTGTGAAAGCTTACCCTGACAAGCCATGGAATTGGCGTGGTTTAAGTTATAATACAAACATTACTTTTGATATTATAAAAGCTTATCCTGATAAACCATGGGAGTGGGATGGTTTAAGTGGTAATAAATTTTCTTATGATGAAATGATACATTTTATTAAATTAAAAAAAATTAGAAATAAAGTAAAAGTATGGAAAATTAATAGATATAAGTTAACATTATTAATTAAAACAAAGGCTTTTTGTGAATGGTATTATCATCCTGAAAATATTGGTGGTATGATAGCTAAAAGAAGGTTAACTAATTTATTTTAATATTAGAAAAGGAGCGATAAATAGATTTATGTATCGTTTACACAATACTAAACCAAAAAACTTGTTGTTGATAATCTAAAAAGATACTAAATATCACGAATGGTCAATACACTTTGAAAATAATCCAGAAAATGGTAAACCAAACAGAATATGGAGAAACAATTATAACAGCATAAGAAATAATATTATCACTGAATATATACACGAAGATTATGAAGGTAAAATAAATATTTTAAGAAATATGACTAACATGTATGGACTTCCTTATATGTTATAAAAAATAGATTTAAAAATTTGAATTATTTTATAGAATTAATTAATAATATTAATACATGAATCTATCAAATCATTTTAACAACAACGCTAAACCAATTAATAAAAATTTAAATAATAATCATATGAGAAATTATAACTCTATTATACCAAATGAATATGCTATAACAGATATTTCTGACAGTCATTTTGAAAACCTACTAAAAGAAAATTATACCCAAGAAGAAACAAACAAATTATTCAATGAATTTTATGAAAAATCTATTAATACATTTACACATCAATATCCTTTAATAATTAATAACTCTGACTCTGAATGTTTACAAAATAAATATCAATGGTTTGTTGATTATACCAATCAAATAAATAAAACCAATGAAATAACTGATCATCAAATATCAATAAACATACCTACTAATATTGTTTCTTATAAAAACTTTTTCTATAAAAATTATGATATCTTTGAAGGTTATTATAAAAACGGATTGAAAAATGGTTATGGAAAATATGCTTTTTTTTCAGGAGAACTTTATGAAGGTAATTTTAAAGATGGTGCTATTTCAGGTTTTGGTAAAATTATCTATAAAAATGGCGATGAATATGTTGGCTTTTGGAAAAATAATATGAAACATGGTAAAGGAGAATTTACATGGAAGAAAAATGGAAATATTTGCAAAGGTTATTGGAAAAATAATAACATAAATGGGTTTAGCATTATGTTATATAAAAATGGTTCAATAGTTATAGGAAGTTGGAAAAATGGAAAGTTTAGAGAATGTAATACCAGCATTATGATATTTTTCTTATTATTTTGGATAATTTTTTTACTTAACAAAACACATTTTGATTTCGTTGATGTATAAAACTTATATAATATATTATTTGATTTTTTATTAATTTTATTAATAAAAATAAATTATATTATTATTAATGACAATTAAAACTATTAATGAAATTACTAAGAATAATACCATAAAGAGTAAGAATATTAAGTGTAATTTTTGTAATAAAAAAATAAACCTAGATCATTTTGAATGTAAGTGTAAAAAATTGTTTTGCGCTAGTCATAAATATCCATACCTACATGACTGTATTTTTAATCATAAAAATCATAAAGCTGAGCACCTAACGTTAGAAAACCCAGTAATTGTTAAAGAAAAAATTATTAAAATTTAAATAACTTAACTAATCTTTGTTTAGCTATTATACCACCAATATTTTCAGGATGATAATACCACTCACAAAAAGCCTTTGTTTTAATTAATAATGTTAACTTATATCTATTAATTTTCCATGTTTTAACTTTGTTTCTAATTTTTTTCAATTTAATAAAATGTATCCTTTCATCATAAGAAAATTTATTATGACTTAAACCACTCCAATTCCATGTCTTATTAGTATAGGTTTTTACAATGTCAAAAGTAATATTTGGATTATAACTTAAATAACCCCAATTCCATGGCTTATCAGGATAAGCTTTTACAATATCAAAAGTAATATTAGGATTACTACTTAAACTAGACCAATCCCATGGCTTGTCAGGATAAGCTTTTACAATATCAAAAGTAATGTTTGGATTACTACTTAAACCACTCCAATCCCATGGCTTATCAGGGTAAGCTTTCACAATATCAAAAGTAATGTTTGGATTACAACTTAAACCATACCAATTCCATAGTTTGTCAGGATAAGCTTTTACAATATCAAAAGTAATCTTTGGATTATGGCTTAAACTAGACCAATTCCATGGCTTGTCTGGGTAAGCTTTTACAATATCAACAGTAATGTTTAGATTATCACTTAAACCATTCCACCCCCAACACCATGGTTTATCAAGGTTATCTTTTATAATATTAAAAGTAATGTTTAAATTATAACTTAAATTATACCAATCCCACGACTTATCAAGGTTATCTTTCACAATATCAAAAGTAATGTTTGGGTTACTACTTAAACCAGACCAATCCCACGGCTTATCAGGATAGGTTTTTACAATATCAAAAATAATGTTTGGATTATAACTTAGACCTTTCCAATTCCACGGCTTATCAGGATAGTCTTTTACGATATCAAGAGTAATGTTTGGATTACTACTTAAACTATACCAATTCCACGGCTTGTCAGGATAAGCTTTTACAATATCAAAAGTAATGTTTGGGTTATTACTTAAACTATCCCAATCCCACGGCTTATTAGGATAAGTATTTATAAAATCAAAAATGATATTTAGATTACAACTTAGACCATACCAATTCCATGGCTTATTAGGATAGGCTTTTACAATATCAAAAGTAATGGTTGGATTATAACTTAAATAACTCCAATTCCATGGCTTGTTAGGGTAAGCTTGAATTAATTTAATTAATGAATTAGACATAGTAATGTTATAATAAATTAAATATTTTTAATTTATTAATCAATTTTAATTTCTTTTGTTACAGATAGACAAATATTTATTTACCGTTTTGATACTTTTGCTAATCTTGGTTTGGTCTACGTCGCTGCTTTGCTAACTTTAGTTTGCTCTACGAGATATGATTTAACGAGTGAAAATATTTATGTTTTAATGCATCTTCTGCTGATATTCTTTTATCAGGATCATATTCTAACATCTTCAGTAACAAATCCATACCATCTTCATCAAACTTTTTATTTAAAAAATAACCATTTATTGATTTTTTAATTTCATTAGGAGTTACTTCAATAAGTGACCATGTACTCATATCAAAATCTTGTTCAAACTTTTGTATACCTGGATAAAAATCATTCTCAACTGTTGGCGTTCCTAACACATCGAAAATATTGAGTAACTGATCTTCATCTGTTTCTGCTTTATCATCAAAAATATATCTTCCTATAACCATATCCATAAAGATGAAAGATAACGCCCATATATCTACTTTACTTGAAATTTTTACTTTATCATGTAATAGTAACTCTGGAGAAGAGTACTGTAAAGCCGATGTACACGGAGTATAAATATCTTTATCATCATTGTTTAATTTTTTACTCAAGTTGAAATCAGCTATCTTTAAATTTCCAACCATATTAATTAAGATGTTACTAGATTTTAGATCACGATGAATAATATTTTTAGAATGCAAGTACTTCAAACCTTCTAAAATTTGTCGCATGTAAGATTTCACTAACATTGGATGAAGTGTTTGGTATCGTGCAAAAATATTATTAATGTACTGTCTTAAGTCGCTATCAAAGTATTCTAAAATAAGATATTGATTAGTTTTTTTTGTGTTAGTTACAACGTTAGCTTTACTTGTATCTTCAAAAAAGTCTATCATTGTAATAATGTTAGGATGTGATAATTCCTTTAATAAATCTCTTTCTCTAATATTTCTATAATAGTTTCTTTGTGTGTTAGAATCAAAGGATTTTTTCATCACTACAATTTTATCTAACTTTTTATGTCTGGCTTTATAGACTGTGTCATAGGTACCTTCTCCAAGTTTTTCCATTTTTTCATAAAGATCAATCTTGTTTTCCGTAGTATCTTTTGGGATGTTATTTATTGTGTCTTTTTTAATATCTTCTTTAATGTTATTTGGAAAGATTTCTTTAATAACATTAGATGAGATTTCTTTAACAGTTTCTGTAGTTGTTGTTTCAGGTGTTTCTGTAGTTGTTTCAGATATATTACCATTGTTTACTTCATTAATTTCTTGAGTTTGTTCCATTATAAAAGATTGTTGAATAATTAAAAATTTTTAAAAATAAAAATATTATTCATTTTTATTTTTTATTAAGGATTGTGGCAAATATGTTTTGTTAAATAATTGTTAAAGCTTTCATTTGGTCTTGTATAGGATCTCTAGACCATACACATTCTCTATTTTTAACTGGGTTTGGTTTAGGTGTAGAAAAATATTCTTTATGTTTGTTTAAACCATCCATAGTCCAACGTAACTGATTTTTCTTATCACTATTATTAAAATAACATGTGATTACTTGTTGACCTGTAAAAAAATGATTGTGGTCTTCAATAAATCCTTGATTATATAACTCAAACTCACTAAAAATCCATGTATAATGTATATCTTTTGATTTAACATATCCTTCAAATAAATAATAATCGCAGTCTCCTAATTGATAACACATATTGGTATTTTTAGATAAATGGAAAGACATACTATCATCGCTAGACATATTTGTAGAGTACTTGAGTTGCGTGGAGAATCCATTTATTATTAAATCTATAGATGAATATCTGGTATGATATTCTTCATATGGTATTTTTAACTCATTGAATATCATTTTTTGCCTATTTATTGAAATAAATTCTAAAGCTATTTTAGGATATTTTGGCATTGTGTCTAAATCACATATTGCTTTATTACCAATAATTCTTTTCTTAAGTTCTTCAAATATTTTCTTTTTACCTAAAAATATATTATTGCTATACATTAGATTATTACCTATAGTAAAAGTTATTTTAGATGTTACCTTACTATCTGATATTTTCAATAATTCTCTTTGCGTGATAAAAAAACATAGATCTTGTTTTTTTAAACTTTCTGGATTATTGTATTTACCTGGATAAATACCTATAACAAGAGTATCTAAATTACAAGATCCTATATCACCTATATGAAATTTACCTGCATCTTGATAATGGTCATATATAGTTTTAACTTGTACTTCATAAAATACATCTAAATAATTTAATTTATACATGATGTCTATATGCGAAGCATATGAGCCAATTTTATTAACATGAGTGATTTCTGGTATTGTTTTTAATAATTCAAAAACTCTTTCTTCGCTTTGATCACCTATATACATTTTAGACGTTAAATAATTATTTTCATAATTAAATTTATTTTCATCAAATACTGCTAAATATTTATTATTTGATAAAATATGTTCTAGTTCCGTTGAAAATACATCATAAGGTTTTATAAATTTTTTATATTGACATTTGGCATTTAAATCAGATGAAAACTGTAATGTTTTAGTAGTTTGATCCTTGATTTCTTTAATTGGCATTATAACAAAATTTTCATAATATTCATCGATAATTATTACATATTCCGAATTACAATTAGATTGTATTTCACGTGCTGTAAAATAATTTATTCTATTATTTCTTCTATGTGCAATTAAAAATGTTACAGACAACCATTTATCAACATCTTTTTCTTCGTTTAACTGATAAATAAATATACTATTGGATGTAGCATCTTCTCTTTTAATAAATTTAACTTTATTAGTTCTGATACTTTTAAAAGTATTTACTAACTGTAAAAAACGCATACGTATTTCATGATATGAAATATCTGAAATTCTAGCATTCCATTTTTGTTTATTTTCATCAACCATTTTCAATCTTGATTGTTCTTTAGCAAATAATGTTTTAATTTCTTCTTCAGAAAATAATTCTTTTATCTGTTCAGGTTTGTCTAAATAATGAATCTTATTCTTTTTCTCTTCATTAAAGTCAGCTAAAAATTGGTCATAAGTTGTTATAGAATTTATACATTCAAAACTTGTATCTATTTCCTTTATTTTTTCAATCTGTAAAAATCTATAATAAGATGCTGTTGCTGGTGATATAAATGTTGCACTTTTTTTTACACCTTGATATTTTAATATTGATCTAAATGTTTTAGCTTTTGTTATGGTGTTGTAAATATATTTTTTATAAGGTAATGACATATTTGTTATTATTTAATTCATTTATAAAAATTAAATAATAAATCAATTTTATTTTATTGATATGTTGGTTTATATTATAAAAAGATGTTAGTATCACTATGGTATAAATGTCCAGTTTAACTCTCTAAAGACTGCTTCGCAAATTTCATCATGAAAAGCCTTTCTTTCCACGGTCTTTAAAATTGAAAAATCATCTGCTTTACAATTAAATTTATGCCTTATAAGTAGTTTGTGTAATAAATATTGACTATTAATAAAATTTTTCCTATTTATATTATGATAAATTTTGTCATACATTTCAGTAAAACTATCGAAATCATTGAACAGCTTATCTTCGATATGAGAGATATTTGGAGGTTTTACCCCTGTTAATTTAACATATATTAAGTTAACATTTTCATAATGTTTACTGAAACCTCTTTCTTTTAAAAATATCATTATATGTTCTTTAGTAATTTTACTAAATCTAGTTTTATTATGTGTATCTTTATCTCCAACTAATAATCCATGGTTTTCGAACTCTTCTATAAGAGAAGAATAGACTTCATCAGCAACTGTGGAGTTTTGTCGTGCCAAGTACTGTGATATGCTATCGCGGAAGTGGATCTTACGGTCATACATATATTTGCTAGTTATGTTGACCCTGTCTATGTCTTTATAGCTACTTGCATTTTTATTTATTAGTTGTTCAGAAGAACAGTTGAGACATATATATACATTATCTTCAGGACTGTCGAAATCTTTTTTGTTAGAACAATTGTCGCATTTTATCTTTGCTTTTTTATTTTTTAATTCTACATTAACGTCTATATATTTTTTAGCAATGTCTAAATATTTCCTAATAATTTGTGTCTTTTCATTATTATTACTTTTATTTTTACCGATGAAAGAAACCGTAATGGGTTCTAGTAATATTTTATTGTAAGCATCTATAAGTTCTGTTGTTTCAACTTTATAGAAATTAAAATTATTATTATTTTCTAAGTCTGTTATGCATTTTTCAATTTCATTTTTTTTAATAGTTATACGGTCCCTTAATTCAGGGGTTGTTGTATCATCATTTACAATTTTTTCTACAATGCTTAATTTATCTTTATACAAATCTATTTTCTTTTGTTCTTTAGTGAATTTTTCTATTATACTACAGTCAATTGCTAATATATCTACATCATTTTTACTGATCATTTTTTTTGGGTTGGTGGTATTTTATTTAGAAACATTTTTATTGTTTCTAAATAAGATTTATTAAATTATTATTAAATTTATTTTATAGTTTTTAATTATTAAATAATAATTAATTTTAATTGGTTTATTTTACTTTGAATACTTTAGCAAGTAATTGGTAATTAACATACTAAATCTATTACCAAGATCTTCTAAAAATGGATATTATATTATTTTCTCAGGAAAGTAGAGGAGTTGATTCGCTAATTATTCCTGAAAAGATCATTCGCATTAATTGGTCGCATATTAGGATAAGTGGAATTAGATCTAAAGGCTATATCGAGACCCTTAATTTGATTGCGATAATAGATTATACAATCATTAAAACGAGAGAATGAACGAGGAGGTATGGCTGGTTGAGTATCCAGTTGTACAATTCGAATTGGTTGATTATGAAATCCTATAAACCCATCAGGTTTAGGGATACTGCTATAATAAGTTTGTCCGAATTGAATACAATTATTAAATGAATAGGGTGCGACCTCTAAATTATCTGTGTCAAGATCGGATTTCTCAATATTTTCTTTTCTTTTTCGATATGTTTTTTATGAGACATGATTATGTATTTATTAGATTTTTGAAATATTTATTCAATTTTTTGAAAGATATTAATTTATATGTATCTATAGTGATCTTTTTCAAAAGAATATTCTGAATTAGATTCATTTTTTGCTAATCCTACAAAACAAATTGATAATAATTTTTAATATTTAGTTGCAAATTTTCCATGTATCCAATATCCTTTTAATATTGTTCCATCAGCATAATTATATATACATAACCCATGCAATTCGTTATTTTCCCATGAACCTTCAATAATATCATTATTCTCACATTTTTTAACTCCTTTTATTAAATGACCATTTTTAAATTCACCTTCATAACCATTTAGTTTACCTTTACCTATAAATCCTTCACTGCCAATTACCCCTTTCATATAATCTCCATTAGAAAATTTTGTAGTTCCTTTAAATATATTATCTATCCAATCACCTTCTTCTATAGTACCACTAGCATATGTTTTGGTTCCTTTTATAAATTTACCATCTTTCCATTCACCTTCTTCTATAGTACCACTAGAATATGTTGTTATACCGGTTCTGTTATTTGGATTTGAATGTATCCAATTTCCTGTAAATTTTATACCATCATTCCATGTGATAGATCCTCTAGCATTTTGATCTTTTTTTGAATATTTAAAAATATATGTTTCATATTTGGATTCTCTATCAAATTCAGTTTTATATGGTATAATACAACAAATCACATAACTATTAATAAATTTAATTAAAAATTCTTTATACTCTATTAATAATGACGACTTATTTATTTCATTTAACATATCAACTATTTGATTTTTAATAATGCTGCTTAGTTTAAATGAAGTGGTACTGTTATTAAAACAATAAGTAAATATACCATCTTTATAATCATATATATAATTTTTATACAAAAATTTATTGTTGGAATATTTAAATATACATTCGATTCTATCTGTTGGATTAAAGGTTAGTTTTTTAAGTTTACTATCACTTCGTATTTTTATACCATTTTTGAATGTAAAAATAAACTTTTCAGGATGTAGGTAGTTTATAAATTTAGATATCAAGGTTGACGAAACAATTTGTTTAGATAATAATGTATTAGTTTCTTGAACATTATCTTCTTCATTTTTTTGAATTATGCATACATCTTGTACATTTACATATCTCTGCGTGAGGATATTATCTAATCTGATAGCATGTTCCATTTTTAATTAATATTAATAAATTAAAAATTAAATCAAATAAAATTTAGTCATCTCATATCGGTAGTTTTCAAAAGAGCTCTTTAGTAAAATATTTGATATGGATTCATTTTGGTTAAAGCAAATAAAAAATTGATAAAAATAATTAATTTAGTTTAACAATTATTTATTACCAATAAATGAGAAAAGATAATAAATATCATCATGGTAATACATTTCGAAAAGTGAAGCCAAAAGAAATACATAAATGGACTTATAAAATCGAGTCATCATTCTCATATAATAAAAAAGGTAATTTCATGCTTTCTCAAATAAATTCAAAAGATATTGTTCTGATGCATCATTGTCATATCAATGATAGATTGATAGCGTTTAATAACCATACTAACAAACAAGTAAAGAACATAAATTATAATAATAATGAAATTGTAGAAATACCAATATATAAATTGTATAAAAAAGATGATTGTCAAGGACTGAAAGAAGGAGAAATAAGCATTATAAAAATAATATTTTTAGCAAGATAAAGAGAAGTAAATATAAATCGAATAATCATAATCTAAAAAAAGATAATAATATTTTTTATAAAATATTACGTTGCTTCGCTAACCTTAGTTTGCCCTGCTTCGCTTACGTATTATGGGTTAAAATAAATTAGTTAACCTTCTTTTAGCTATCATACCACCAATATTTTCAGGATGGTAATACCATTCGCAAAAACCTTTTGTCTTAATTAATAATGTTAACTTATATCTATTAATTTTCCATGTTTTAACTTTATTTCTAATTTTTTTCAATTTAATAAAATGTATCCTTTCATCATAAAAAAATTTATTATTACTTAAACCAAACCAACTCCACGTCTTATTAGGATAGGTTTTTATAATATCAAAAGTAATATTTGGATTATAACTTAAACCAGACCAATGCCATGGCTTATCAGGATAAGCATTCACAATGTCAAAAGTAATGGCTGGGTTACTACTTAAATCAAACCAATTCCATGGTTTGTCAGGATATGCTTTTACAATATCAAAAGTAATGTTTGAATTACCACTTAAACAACTCCAATCCCATGGCTTATTATGGTAAGTATTCACAATATCCAAAGTAATATTTGGATTATGACTTAAGCCAAGCCAATTCCATGGTTTGTCAGGATATGCTTTTACAATATCAAAAGTAATGTTTGGATTACAACCTACATTATACCAATTCCATGGCTTACCGGGGTTATCTTTTATTATATCAAAAGTAATGTTTGGATTATAACTTAAACCATCCCAATCCCATGGATTATATGGGTAAGCTGTCACAATATCAAAAGTAATGTTTGGATTACGACTTAAATAATACCAATCCCATGGCTTATCAGGATTATCTTTCATAATATCCAAAGTAATATTTGGATTACTACTTAAATAACTCCAATCCCACGGCTTGTCTGGGTAAGCATTCACAATATCAAAAGTAATGTTTGGATTACGACTTAAACACCCCAATCCCACGGCTTATGAGGGTAAGCTTTTATAATATCTAAAGTAATGTTTGGATTACGACTTAACTCATCCCAATCCCATGGCTTATCAAGGTTATCATTTACAATATCAAAAGTAATGTTTGGATTACTACTTAAACCACACCAATCCCATGGCTTATCAGGGTGAGCTTTAACAAAATCAAAAGTAATATTTGGATTACTACTTAAAACATACCAACTCCATGGCTTATCAAGGTAAGCTTGAATTAATTTAATTAATGAATTAGACATAATATAAAAATTAATTATATTAAAATTATTATTCAATTTTATTTTGACTGCTTCCTATGAGCTACGGGTTAAATAATATTTTTATACCATCTTCTATTCTAGATTTACTGTTTAGCGAAGCCAAAAATCAAAATTAATGCAATATGAAGAAACATAAAGAAAGAACATAAATGAAATATATTAATTTTTAATAAAGTTACTTTATTAAAAAGTATTAAATGTGGTGTGAATAGGTAACCTATTTCAGAAGATTGCTTAATTTTCTATGCGGGACGGTAACCATCCCAAGAACCTCTGTCTTAACAACTTCAAAAAGATAGCAGCAAGACAGTGGTTTATTTTTCTCTGATTTTTCTGGTAATTTTGTCTTGATAAAGAGTTCTAGCTCAAGAGGATCAATAATGATTTCTTTACTTTTTCTATAAAGGATAAAGTGTGGGCTTTTGTTATGTCCATGCAGCCATAATATGTTATGATTGTTTTCTATGAAGACTTCCTTAGGAGTTGTAGAAGTGTTGGTTAGAGAAGTTGTTGAAGTATTAGAGGACGTATTTATTGGGGTGTTGATAGTTTGTAGGAGATTGTTGATAATTTTAGCAAAGTTTGTAATTAGAATGTCACCCCCCTGTTGATTTTTTCCTATAAAAAGGATGCAATCAGTTGTGTAATTTTTGTGAGTGAGAATATGATAAGATTTATTTGTTAAATTATTTTTTGTAAACATAATTATAGTTTGAATAATATTTTTATTAATTGTAAAAAGAATTATTTAATTTTTTTCAAATAAATATTTATTAAAACATAATGTCAATAATTACTAATGGTTGACGCGTCTCAAACTTAATTATTTGGTTTTGACATAAGCTTCATCAAAATCTAAGTAGCATATATTATCGATATCACCATGCAAGGGCTGACCTAGGCTATATTGGGGTATTTTTAACCCTCGCGCGTCCTCTTTAATGACAAATTCAGAATTTGCAGATTTTTGTTTATTTTGTATCATACTTGTGATATCTATCACAAAACGTTTTAATGCTTCTATTGTATATTCGCCCTTATATGCCATATAAGGTCTACCATTAACATACAGAATAATTTGAGGGACGAACAATAGAGGTGAAATTGTGTCTTTAGCCTTGCTGATAACATCACGGCAATTAGATATGTTAACAAGTCCATAACTTACGCCACCAAGTACTGACGGAAGGATCTTAAACACTGGTATAAGTGTTTTACAATGTATACACTGAGTTGAGTAAAATAAAATTAAAGAAAATGATGCTATCGAGGTGCACATAATATTTCCTTTGGTGCCTTTTTGGATATGAAAATCGTCTGATTCTAAAAATAATAAGCTTGACATTTATGATTTAAATAGGTTTATTTAAATCATTATTCTTTAAATTTTTATTGTTATTTTTCTACAATAACATCCACATAAATCTCAAACAATAAATTAAACAATAATTCATACAATATTCATATAAAATAATAAACAATAAATTACGCAACATCCACATAAATCTTAAACAATAAATTAAACAATATTTTTATTCCTTCTTTTTTATATTTATTATTATAAATAAATATATGAATAACACTAACAATAACTCAAACATTAACGACAATAACTTTAACAAAAATAATACCATAAATGTATTCACTACTTTTGAAAGACCTTTCAACGTCTTATCTAATAACTATCCATTTACTATGACAATTAATAGCAAGGATTACAACACAGTTACAAACTATATCTACAGTAATCTTCTTCTCACACCTATCGATAAACTTATTCTACAAAATGCTTCTGTTATAAACATCGACAAAATATTTAACGAATTAAAAAATAAATCCACTGAACAAACCATTTTTTCTTCTCTTGAAATAGCCTATGCTGAAAAATTAAAAAACCCAGATCTCAAGAACCTTCTACTTTCTACAAATAATTCTCATATAGTTTATATTAATGATAACGATCCTATTCTTGGCTTTAATCAAAAAACTAAAAAAGGTCTTAATGCAGTTGGTAAAATACTTCAACAATTTAGACAAAGATTTCAATCAGAGAAAATACAAGAAAATGAAACAAAAGAACAAAAAGACTTTAATAACAAACTCATCAAAGCATACATTGTTAACACTGTTTTGAAGAAAGCTTTGTACGAGGGTTATGATATTACACAATACTACAATAAATCTCTAGATGATATTTTATCAACTTTTAATTATATGATCTCTTCAGTTGATACCGAAAATGTTATCCTTCTTTACAAAAATAATCAACTCAGTAATTATATTGTTAGAAGCGTTAATAATCCAAACAATATTATAGATGTTTTAAGAAAAGATAATTTAAGAAATGTTGGAGTTGAAAATAGTTTAGCTAAAAAATATATTGTTTTTGATATGTATCTTGATTATATGCTTCGTAAAAATTTTACAGAACTTGATAAAAAACAATACTATCTTGCTAAACAACAACAATTATCTACCATTTCTAACGAAAAGAAAGCAAATCTGGTTTTACGGGTTTATGAATTATATAAACAAGGTTACTTATCCGCAAACTTATCAAACGATATTGATAAAAGATTTGAGAATATGTACAAACCATCAGAAGCAGAAATTATTAAGGCAGAAAATAAATATATTGATATAATTAATAGTAAATCTATTATCACACCTAGTATTTATACAAGAAAACCCAACGCTAATTTAATTTTAGATCCTATCACGCAACAATACATGCAAAACAAATACATACACACTAATTCTAAATTTGTTGTAGAACCAGATGAAACAGATAATAAAAAAAATAATAAAAGACAAATGGTTATACGTAAAAAAAAAAGAAATAACGATATTGATCTTTTGCTTGCTGAAGATTTTGAAGAAAAATATGATAAAAACCAATACGGTGATGGTAATACATCTAATGAAAAAAAAGATGATGGTGGTGCAGAACCTGATGTGATTTTTATGTACTCTAATACTAATAATGGAGTATTGCAATTATTATCTGTTGATCGTTTTACTAGTCTTATGCAATTAAATGAAGGATTTTTTCCAACAATTATGCATTATGTGTTGTATAGATTGTTTCTATTGATACCTAATATTAAAACAGCTCATAATTTTTTGTTAAAAAATATTAATGAGTCTACATCAAATCCTAATAATTATATCTCTATACATGAATTATATGAAAAATATATTACTGTGTCGAAGCAATATAATATAAATAATAGGATTCAATATGCGAAAATAGCGTTAGATAAAAAGTTTACAGATCTTAACATGCAAATAATATTATTGATGACCGGAGATAAAAGAATAAATTTTGTTAGTAAAAATAAAAACTCTGTTAATAATCAAAATAATATTAATATAAATGTTATAGAAACATATACATCAGAATATTTGGAAACTATAAGAGACTATATAACTTTAGTGGATAACATTTCTATAAATAATATAGATTTATTATTCAAGGATCCATTTATGGCAAATTGGTTATATACAAAAATAAAAGATACATGTAGGGTAATAAATACTATGAAAAATTATTTAGATTTGCCTTTTATTACTGAAACGTTTACTAATGTGGTGTTAGAATTATTTTTTCAGCCATGTTCAAGTATTATAAAAAATGCAGGAAATGTTGGGTTGGCGCCTTTATATTTTAAAGTTTTGGTGGAGAGTTGTAATGGATTTAATATAGATTTTAAAACAAAGACAAAAAGAGAGCAGGGATTTTTTATACAACAAAATGATAAAATTTTACAAATCTTATGGTCTCAAATCATGTCAACAATAGCTTATCTAATAAGAAAAGAACATATATCAACATTGGATGATATAAAAAATAGATTAACACAAGCTCAAGCAGAAGTAGTATCAACACAATCTTTAGAGAATAAATTGGATATGACGCAAATAGTTATAGATTTGGCGTTAAAAATAAAGCAATTTTCAAAGGAAGAATTAATGTTGGAACAAATCCCTTTAGCAAAAGAAGGAGATTATGATTATGATCAACAAAGAATGAATGATGCTTATTGGGCTAGCGAGGCAGTAGATAATGATTACGGTGAACCAAGAAAGAATGATAATTTTCTTGAAGAAGGTGCTGAATTAAATGATGAAGTAGAAGGTGACAATATCCATAATATTCAGGATGAAGATGATGATGAAAAAGAGTTTGAAGATAGAGATGATGCTTTAGGAGAATTTGATGAAGCGGATGTTGATTATGGGTTTGGAAGAGAACGAAGAGTAAGTAAAAATAGAAAAAATATTTCTTATCATTTTAGTATAGATAGTATAAAATCAAATTATAATCAATTAATGCAAAAGAAACGACTGGTTACTGCATTATTGGGTAATTTGCAAAATATAAAGATAGAAGATGGAGCAAAATTATTATCTTTTTTTAAGGATATTACAGATGTGCAAAATATGTTTACGACAGATAATGCGATGAAGATGTTTATAGCATATGTGTCGAATATAAATATGAGTGATATTGTAAATGTGTTCAAGCAAATTATGCAATTACCTAGTGTGCAACAGTTTATTAATAATAATGGTTCGATAAAGTATATGATAAATTTAATAAGCAGTATAGATCCAAGAGTGATAAGTATGGCGATATCTCTTATTAAAGAATTAATGAATAATGTAAGTTTTTCGTATAGAACTAAGAAGAAGAAAATTATTCCTACTAAAAGAGTTAACGCTTTGTTACAAGATGCTTTATTACAAAGTACTAACTCTTTGTTACAAAGTACTAAATCTTTATTACAAGGTGCTTCATCGGTAAATTCATCAATACCTGATGCAACACCTTCTTCACCAGTTGAGATAGCATCGAGTTTAATGAGTAATATGCAAGTAACGGATATACAAAGTTTGTTAGATAATGTGTTAACATTGCCAGGAGTTGGTGATATTCTTGATAAAAATCCTGATGTAAAACAATTTGTTACACTTCTTACATCAGTAACACCGGATGATATAGCAAAATTAGTAAGTATAATTAAGGAGTTGTCGGATGTTAAACAATTATTGACAAGTAAGACGATTAATAATATAGTTAGTGCGATAAATCCAAAAGATGTAACAACTATTATAAATTTTTTGCAAAATATACCAATGGTGAGAAATTTTTTGGATTCTAATACGTTTCTGAAGAATATAGTGATGAGTTTGAATGAGCAAGATATAACAAATGGATTGCAGATAATTAAAGAAATATCAAATCCAAATTTTAGTTTCTGTTCATCATGTGGAGAAAATGAAAAGAGTATTGATTATCTACCAAAGTATAGTTTTAGGGATTTGGGATTGGGAGAAATCGAAGAAGCCTGTTTAATATTAACCCCGATGGGTATTCTTAGTGAGATAGAAAATATAATTAGTTCTGAAGAAGTGTATGTTGATGTTCAACCAGAGATATATCAGTCTGTGAAAAAATCATTGGAAATGAATGATGTTGATATTACTAATGAAAATATGGTTGTAAAACTAGCACAAGTAATAACAATGTTTATGGAATTGGATGATAATATGTATAAAATATTAAAGTCAAGGTTGTTATTTTTTAAGGTAAATTAAGTTAATTTATTAATTTTTAACAAATTATACACATTTTAAAATTAAAAAATTTTAAAATATTGATAGTTCACAGGCAAAAAATTATTATGCTTAATTGTAATGACTATGAAAGCCTTACTTCTTTTTCATATATTATCTTAAATATTACAACTAATCTCACAACACTTAATTGTTTGCATATCTGTTATTTATAACGTTGCTTCGCTTGCTCTATGGGCTATGTGTTAAGGGCTAAAATAAATTAATTAACCTTCTTTTAGCTATTATACCACCGATATTATTCGGATGATAATACCACTCGCAAAAAGCCTTTGTCTTAATTAATAATGTTAATTTATATCTATTAATTTTCCATATTTTAACTTTATTTCTAATTTTTTTTAATTTAATAAAATGTATTCTTTCACCATAAGAAAATTTGTTAATACTTAAACCATTCCAATTCCATGGATTATCAAAGTTATCTTTTATAATATCAAAAGTAATGTTTGGATTATAACTTAAATATTTCCAATTCCATGGCTTATCAAGGTTATCTTTCACGATATCAAAAGTAATATTTGGATTATCACTTAAACCATTCCAATTCCATGGCTTATCAGGATTATCTTTCACAATATCAAAAGTAATGTTTGGATTATGACTTAAACCATACCAATTCCATGTCTTATTAGAATAGGCTTTTACAATATCAAAAGTAATATTTGGATTATTACTTAAACCAGACCAGCCCCAATACCACGGTTTATGAGGGAAATCATTTACAATATTAAAAGTGATGTTTGGATTATTACTTAAACCATTCCAACTCCATGGCTTATTAGGATGATCTTTTACAACATCAAACGTAATATTTGGATTATTACTTAAACCACCCCAATTCCATGGCATGTCAGGGTATGCTTTTATAATATTAAAAGTAATGTTTGGATTATGACTTAAACCATACCAATCCCATGGTTTATCAAGGTTATCTTTCACAATATCAAAAGTAATGTTTGGGTTACGACTTAAATAATACCAATCCCATGGCTTATTATTATAATCATTTATAATATCAAAAGTAATGTTTGGATTATTACTTAAACCAGACCAATTCCATGGCTTGTCAGGATAAGCATCCACAATATCAAAAGTAATGTTTGGATTACAACTTAACCTATACCAATTCCATGGCTTATCAGGATTATTTTTCACTATATCAAAAGTAATATTTGGATTATAACTTAAATTATACCAATCCCATGGCTTATCAGGATAGGCTTTTACAATATCAAAAGTAATGTTTGGATTACTACTTAAATGATACCAACTCCATGGCTTATCAGAGTAAGCTTGAATTAATTTAATTAATGAATTAGACATAATGATGATATAATGTGATAAATTATCGTTTTTAATTTATTATTCAATTTTATTTTTTAATAAAAGAAATATAAAACATTATTTCTAAAAACTAATAACTAAAAAAAATTGATATTTAAAAAAGGATTTAATCCAATAAATTAAAATTTACTAAAATGTCTCTGAGTCAAATTATGGTTGAAAAATTAAATCTTTTAAACGATGGTTTAGGAGAAGCAATAAATAATAATGTTATTTTGTTTGTTGGTAATATTTATAAGATTCAAACAGAAAATAATAAATTTTTAACAGAACAAGAAATGTTGGATTTATGGGATAGTGAATCTCCTATAACCAATAATTCTTCAAACGAAGAAGAACCTGTTAAGAAAAGTAAGGATAAAAAGAAAGTAGATGATGCTAAAATAGCTAATGTTGATACAAGAGATCATTCACAAATAGAAACTTTGTTAAAACCTGAGTTAATAGCTTTGTGTAAAACAAAAAAGTTAAAAACTACTGGGACAAAACAAGAATTGATAGAAAGAATAACAGGTGTTAAGTCAACTGAAACAACTTCTAAAAAAAGTAAAGACAAAGAAACTAAAGTAAGTGAAGATGTACCAAGTAACGTTCCTGTTAAAGAAACCGGTAAGAAAAAAACTAAAGCAGAATCTAAGACTGAACTTAGTAAACAAGAGAAATCAATTATTGCTAAAATATCAGCAAAGATTGAAGATATTTCAATAAAGAGGAATGTCTTTGGTAATTATGAACACGGGGTAACAAAATTAGTGTTCAACAACAAAACTGAAAAAGTTATCGGTAAACAAAACCCTGATGGAACAGTTGATGAATTGACTGAAGATGATTTTCAATTATGCGACAAGTATAAATTCAAGTATGAGATTCCAGAAAACTTAGATAAGAATGTTGACATAACGAATGTTGCTGTAGAGGGCCTAGATGAAGAAGAAATTCTTGATCCAGAAGATCTTGAAGAGGAAGAAGAGGCTGAGGAAGAATACGAGGAAGAAATTCCAGATGACGATGATAATTAAAAATAAGTTTGTGTGACGTTGTATGATTTTTTATAAAGTAAAATATACTTTATAAAAAATTAAAAATATTTTTAATAAAGAGGAATTTGGTAGTTTTAATCACATGAGTTAAGAATTGTTTATCTTAGAAATATTACCTTAAATATTTCTTCTAATTGTTTTGTATAAATAACATCATAAGACCAACCATATTCTTCCTTGAAATCTATAAAATAACAATAAATATTTGTATACTTTAAAGGAGGATAATTTTCAAATCCATTAATAGAATGCAAAAATATATTATGTCTCAGACTTGATAAACTATCCATTATACTCAGCAATGTTTTATCATGCCTTGTCCATCTTGAAGCATAAATGAGATCTACCCTATCAGCTGAATAAAAATCATTAATCATTCTTTTAATTCGTCTATGATATTTTTCTTTAATCGTTGATATATCATCATGTAAAAACGTAGCTTCGTATTTTTTATTAACAAACACTTCCTTGCTGTTATTTAAATAAATTTTATTATTATCTATGTTAAAAAATTCATCTAAGGCTATATCAAAAGAACACTTATTATTATCATCTATTTTTAAATTTAATAAAAAAAATATAAAATCATGTAGACAATTATCTGATACCAATATCCAATCAAAAGGATAAGAATAACGTCTAATATTTAAATTTTTTAATGCTGTGGCTATATTACAATTATTACCTATAGGTAGTATCATTTATTCTATAAAATAAATTTACATGATTATAATTTATATTTTTGAAATATAAATATTAATAAATAAAAATAAGAACAAACATGTCAAATATTAATAAGAATTATGAACCTAATTATAATATAGATTATCTATACGGTAAACAAGTACTTTTTAGCTATCCTATTGTTCGTTTGAATGATATTATTTTTAAAGTAGGTAAAAATATTGTATTATTGGTAGATAAAGATCCAATAGCAGAAAGACGTTCTTACACAGCAAGTTATGGCAAAGTTGCTGGTACCTTATTAGATGCTACAAATTTTTATGTAGAAGATTATATCGCATTGATAGAATTTACAAAACCATTGTTATGTAATGTTATTGTAAAAAATTATTATGAATTTGACGACAATAAAGGTTATGGAAGTAGTGATGACGATTATGACAGCGATGATGAAAACAATGATAAATTTATTAGTAGGTTTATGTTTAAGTCAATAGAAAGTAATGATGTTATATTTTCAGTATCTCAATATAAGAATAAATTCAAAGGAGATTATTATGAAATAACATATGCAGAAAAATATGAAAATAATAAATTAAAAAATAAACAAGGTGGTAATAACGAAGATAATGAAGAGCAGTTTCTTGAAAATCTTTTATAAAAACATTATTATAAAACTTGATAATAATATTAAAACTAGTAGAATTGAAAAAGAAAAATTATATTTATTAGCAGAATTATTGTCATTACGTAACTGAATTGTAATTTGTGTATAATTAGTTCCTGGTGGTGCGATAACCATATTAAGAATGTGTGTTACAAATTCTGTTGGAGTTAAATCTTGAGTGTATGAACATGTATTCATAGCATCATGAAGAGTAGTTGTTGTAACATAACCTGATGAAAATGCATATAGTCCTGATGAAACACGTGTAGATGATGTTTGAAGAGTTGTACAACTACTCAATTGTGCATTAGGAATAGATGCACACCAAGGTACATCATTAACACAAGCAGCATAAACTTGTTCTGCATCTAAAGCAGAAATAACCATTCGTAAATTGTTTGTTGTATCTCCAGGAATACCATCCATAACATTATATTGTCCGCAATTAACTTGACATATTAAATCATTGATGAATGATTGACATGAACGAAGACCAGTAAGACTTGGTATAACTGTTGTAATTTTATCTTCTAAAATTCCACACCCATCATCTTCTAAAGCCCAAGTTAATGCACGTGTAGCAGTTCCAGGATCACAACATGCACCTGTTGTTCCAAATGCTTGGCATGCATTAGTTTGTGGAAAAATAATTGCTGGTATATCTAATACTTGTCCAGCATTACATTGTTTAGATGGAAAAATAATAGATGCTTTGATATTTGTTAACGTTGATAATAAAAAAATATATTTTAAAATTTTATTAAAGTATTTTACTGTCATTTTTTAATAAAATTTTATTAAAAATTAAAAAGAAATCAAATAAATAATTATAATTATTTTATGATTGTAATAGTTTTCGTAATAATTTTTTATCTTCTTCAGAATCAGGTATTTTATCTGGAAATTGTATAATTATTTCTAATATTAAATTACCTTCTTGAAATCCTTTACCTAATCCTTTACCTTGTATTCTTATATTTTCTCCAAGTTTTATTATCTTATTTGAAGTAATAACTATGTAATTACCATCAAAGTATAATATCTTTTTCTCAAATCCAAGTAATGCATCAGCTAACGATATTGTAATTTTAGAAATAATGTCATTAGTGTTATGTAATTGATATATTTGTTCATGATTATTATCAAAAATACTATCTTGATTTTGTGCATGTACGTTTACTACAAAATCTCCAGGAAGTAAGTTAGGATTTTCAATATTTTCTCCAGAAAATATTTTAACAAAGTGTGGTTGTGATTGTGGTTCTATAACAATTTCAAATAGTTTTTCTAATAATATAACACCATTTTTGCAATCTTTAATTGTACAACCAGGTGTAGCTATTTTTCCAGTAGCATTGCATTGAGTACATGGTCTATTTTGTCTAATCAACATAGGACCCATTTGTTGCATAATAGTTTCTTGTTTTGATCCGTTACATTTTGTACAAATGGTAGTGCAAATGCATTGTTTATTAAAAGTTATTTTAATTTTTTTAGTAGTGCCAGTATACATCTCTTTTAAAGAAACAGTTAAGGTATGGGTAAGATCATTATTTTTATGTGGTTGTTGAGCACCATTACCATTACCGTTAAACATCTTGAACATGTCAAATAAATTATTCATGTTATTCATGTTATGAATGTTAATATTATGAACATTGTTAGAGTTATTTTGTTGTTGTTGATTTTGTTTAAGACCTTCTTCGCCAGAAACATCATAAATTTGTCTTTTAGTATCGTCTGAGAGAACTTCATAAGCTTCAGCAATTTCTTTGAATTTTTTTTCCGCTTCGGGTTTTGCAGCGGGATCGAGAACTTTATCAGGGTGGTGTATTTTCGAGAGATTTCTATATTTTTTTGCTATAATTTCTTTTGAAGATTTTTTATCTTTGATACCAAGGATATCATAATAGCGTTGTGACATTTTCTAATTCTTATAATTTAGAAAATATAATAATCATTTTAAATAATATTATTTTAATATTTTTTATATTTAATAATACCTTTATGTATATCTTTGGAATGCTGAACAAGTCCTGTGTATTTAAATATTCTGTTGTTATTACATATAAGACACTGGACAGAATCCCATCTTTTAAAATTTTCATTATCATTGATAAATTCGTGATTTATGTTATCGTATTCATAATTTATATCAGGTCTATGTTTCTTCATAAAAATGATTATTCTCTGTTTATATTCACCATTTAATGGTTTAAAAAACATAAGTTTTTGTGCTATATTTGATATAATATTTTCATCAGTACTATATTCAGCATATTTAAATTCATCCAGTAAATCAAGGTATTTAAGAGTATCTAATCTTGACTGTAATTTTTGATAAATATAATTAACCATATTATTATCAGGTTCGTATTCTTGTTTTGGTATTAAATCAAAACGATTTATAATATTATTTATCGTTATTGTATCTATACTTTTTTCAGCTGTTCTACCTTCGTTTAACAATTCCTTATATTCTAACAAAAATATTCTGTGTATAAGATCTTCTTTTATATGTTTTAAATTATTTTCCGGATCGTATTTTGTGTATTTAGCTTCATCCAAAACTTTTTTTAATTTAGTGACATCAATACAGTTATTAATATCTGTGTAATGTTTTTGTATTTTATTTTTCTGATAATATTCTTTATTATGTTTTCGTTTCTGTTCAACAATGAGATTGTATTCATCTGTTAATGTGCTTATAAAAATATTAGTTGTAAAAATATTTTCGTTTGGTATATTACCGTTAAGAATATCTTTACGTGTTTGTAAATACAAAGGACATAATTTATAAATTGTTTTATTTCCAAATTCTGAATAGATTAATTTATCAAAAATATTTACTAAATTATTTCGTTTTAATGTTTCTAATCTTAAATTTTCTTTAATAGTTTCGAGAGACATATTAAGTTTTTGTTCAACATCTTGTATTAAATAAAAAGTAAGATTATAAAATTTTATATATTTACATTCGTTATAAAATTGTTTTTTTATACTTGGAATATCTTTAAGAAGATTCAAATCTATTTTATAAGTATTTGTCAACCAATAATCACTAATTGTTAAATCTTGAAGGCAGTTATAGCATACTCTAATACGAAATTCCCAATAAACTTTTCTAATACGGCATTTGCCACATTTTTGACAGCCTTTGTTAAAGATGGTGCCTATTATCTGGTAATTACTTAATTCATTTTTATAAGAAATCATTTTATATTCGTTCAAAGAAATCATATCTTCATCTATTAATAATAATGTAGCGTTATTCCATATGGATGTAGACAATGGATGAAATAGTATAGTGCGAATATAAATATTTATTTGAGAGAGGTAGTATAAATCTTCAGGTTCTAAAAATGTTGCAAGGTAACATATTAAATCTCTGCACATGCTTGTGATAGATAAAATAGTTGGTTTAATAAGTTTTAAATGTCTATTACAATAAGTGGTATTTTTTGATGTGTTATTGTTGCATTTACTGCCTTTATTTTTACCTGTTTTTAAAATAACTTGACAAGAAGAGTTATTGTTATTTGTTTCTATTGTTTGATCCATTATAATAAATTATTATAAGTATTATTAAATTTTTAAATTAGATTTATCAAATATTTAAAATTAATTTTATTCAATTTTAAATTTCATTTTATATGTTTTATTTATTTTATGTAACAATTGAAGAAAACTGGCTCCACTTTAAGGTTGTGTTACCAGATTGTTGGAATAATATTCTCCATGGTAAAATCTGTGCACGATATGTCACATAAGGACTTATTAAAGTTGTTGCTCCACTTGCTGGTTTAACTCCATAAGCCATTATATAAGAATTTGGAATGTCTGAAAATACTGGAGATAATGCATTATCGTAAGAATTTGTTGTTGCAATACCGTATAAAGCGTTAACATTAAAGGATGTTGTACCATCTTGAAGAAGACCATATGTGTAAAAATTAGCACCTTTCTGAAACGCATCCCAAACTTGTGCTTCTGATGCAAGAATTGGTGTGTTGGTAATATTATTAAGAAATGTTTGTGCAATTGAAGCATCAGTTATTGTAAGAGGAAATCCTCTAGAATTAAGTGTAATAATAACAATAAAAACTTCAGGATAGCCTAATAAAACTGGTGCGATAGTTGTTGATACAGAAACTGGTGCAACAGTTGTGGATAATGAAGGAGATGTGGCTATTGATGTTGTAGTGGGTGCAAAAGTGGCAGGAAGAGTTAAATTTATGGGGTTTGAATTAGGATAGCAATAGCTCCAAACATTGCCAATGTAACCGGTAGAATTAGTTGTTAAAGCGATATAAGACCAATAATAAATTTCTATGGATTGATAGAGGTAAATATTGTTATTTTGAATAATACCGCCACTGATAGGTTTAGGGCCATATAAAACAAGTCCATAAGATTGGGGAGCAGAGTAATAAAGAATACCATAACCAGGTTCATAAGCTGCAAGAACTGGTGAACCATTTTGTAATAAAAATGGTTGTAGTGTTGGATTAACTAGCCACCAGCTTGTACCTGCTGTTACTGCACTATTTAAATCATTAACTGTTGCAATTCTTGTGTAAGAGAGTGATGAAGGGATTAAGGCTACTAATTGCTGATATGTTAAAGAAGCGGTAAGGTTGAAAGAAATGATGTAGGTTTCTTGACAAGGAGGGAGGGTACTCATTTGGGGTATAGCAGTGGTTGAATAAACTGGTGTTACAGTAGTGCTAGTTTGGGGTATAGCAGTGGTTGAATAAACTGGTGTTACAGTAGTGCTAGTTTGGGGTATAGCAGTGGTTGAATAAATCGGTGTTACAGTAGTGCTAGTTTGGGGTATAGCAGTGGTTGAATAAACTGGTGTTACAGTAGTGCTAGTTTGGGGTATTGCAGTGGTTGAATAAACTGGTGTTACAGTAGTACTAGTTTGGGGTATTGCAGTGGTCGGATAAACTGGTGTTACAGTAGTACTAGTTTGGGGTATTGCAGTGGTTGAATAAACTGGTGTTACAGTAGTACTAGTTTGGGGTATTGCAGTG